ATATTTTAGAGGTACTTGTATTCTTATTTAAAAGTTTTTCCTAAAAAATTTTGTTATAAGAATTATTTTGAGTACCTTTGCACTCGATTTAGGGGTTCCGTAGCTCAGTTGGATTAGAGCAACGCCCTTCTAAGGCGTGGGTCTTGGGTTCGAATCCCAACGGAATCACAGAAAGGACACTGTATTAAGTGTCCTTTTTTGTTGATAATCAGCGGTTTACGATGTAATCGCTATTTGATAGTAATTCCGAAGGTAGAAAATATTGGTATCGTTTTTTGCTGATTTTTGCCGTTTTTTGCCAATATGTTCTACTTTTGTTCTACCTTTGTGTTCTACCAAAGTACGATTAGTTATGACAGATTATCCTACCACACGATTCGTTTTCGATAGAAAAAATACCGCAACAAATGAGAAAAAGGCGTTGATTCAAGTTGAAATCCTTTTTCAAAGAAAGAAGAAATATATAAGTACTGGTGTTAAAGTTTTTAAAAATCAGTATAATAAAAAAGAGTTTGTATGCAATTGCTTTGAAATGGTTGCGCTTAATAAGCGTATAAATGCAGTTAAAGAGCGTATAGACAATTTTATATCTTCGCTGATGGAAAAGAACGAACCTTTTACATTTGAGAAGTTAGAGAGCTTTCTGGATTACGAGGATAAAAAGGAAATGAAGTTCCTGGAATATATCCTTATGAGAATTGATCAAAGAAATGACATTAGAGATTCTACAAAGAAGAATCATAAGAAACTCATAAATTCATTGGAACAGTATGGCAAAATCATTTATTTCTCCGATCTGACAAAAAAGAATATAATCGGATATGACGAATTCTTGCATCAGCAGAATATAAAGCAGACAACAATTTGTTCTTACCACAAATTTATGAAAACATATATTCATGATGCTATCAAACATGAACTCATATCAGCAGATCCTTACATCGGAATAAAAATAGTCAAAGGTGAGAGCGAGATAGGTAGATTCCTGTCAGAAAAAGAATTTCAAGCACTCAAGGCTGCAGAACTGCCGACAGAAAGTCTTAAAAAAGTAAGAGACTTGTTTGTAATACAATGCCTTACAGGATTGTCATTTTCAGATTTAATGAACTTTGACTTTTCCAGAATAGAGGAAATTGATGGACACCATTACATTAATGCAAAGCGAAATAAAACCGGAATAGAATTTTGTGCAGTGCTATTGCCTGATGTGATGGAAATTGTGAAACGATATGGTGACAATCTGCCAAAATTTTCCATTCAACAATATAATATGAGATTGAAACTTATTGCTGATTATGCCGGGATAAATAAAGATATTGCAAGCCACTGGGGTAGAAGGACCTGCGGGATGTTACTTTTAAATAGAGGCGTCAGCATGGAAGTCGTATCAAAAGTTTTGGGGCATTCTAGCATAAGAACTACTGAAAGCGTATATGCTAAATTACTTCCTAAAACTATCGTCAGAGAGATTACGGATAAAGTTCAATAAAATCAGGGCTGTGTAGCAATACTATTACACAGCCCTTTTATAGCTTACTTTTTTAGTTTGTATACCATACATCCCATTACAATCAAGACTATTATAATGATAATGCTTATAGCCCATCCTCCAACATTCAATTTAAGCTGTTCCCATTTACTCAGTTTGCATTCAACAGGGTAGGGGACATTTATTGTATCTGAACGCAATATGGCCACCGTGTCATATTTTACCTTGTCACGATAGACGTACTTCCAAACGACCTTATCCTGATATATGGTATCTCCAGCTATCCATCTGTTGACGAATACGCTGTCTCGTTGATATATGCTGTCACGCTGGTATCTGTCGACATAAATACTGTCGGTTCTAACAGTCTCCACAGGCACATACTGAACAGATTTGCATCCTGCCAACGAACTCAATATGATGTAGGGGATAATGAGATATAACAACCTTTTAACCATTCCCATAACTATATACCTTTATATTCTGTTATGGCATCAAAGCAAGGACATTCCTTTATCCTCTCCCATGAGTCAACCTTGCCGTTATGATTGGTGTCAGGGCTGATATCCCTGTGACCGAGTATCTGAGCCTTCGGGTAACGGCCCCTCAACTCCTTAAGCAGCTTTACAAGGCTTGCCTTCTGGGCTTCCGTCCTGTTGTCCACCGCCTTGCCATTTGCGTCTATACCACCCATGTAAGCAATATTGATTGATGTCGAGTTGTAGCCCTGTACTCCGTTGCTCACTTTTTCCTCTCCGAGCATCTGTTTTATCGTGCCATCAGGCATGACCACATAATGGTAGCCGGGGTTCTTCCAGCCTTTGTTCTTAAACTCTTTTCTCAAATCCTCTATTGTCTGCTTCTGACTTCCTGCAGTACAATGTACAAAAATTCTTTTAATGCTTCTCATAACTTTACTTTTTATCTATTTCATCAAAACCGGCTTCCAAGGCTTCACCTATGTCTTTGTTCTTGCGCTTTGCGAAAGCAACGACAAACGCCCTGAAAAAGCCCTTAATACTCTTTTCTTCAATCCTTACCCCATGAAGCCAAAAGAAATGACCAAAGAAAGACTTTGCTTCACAACCAACAGCAATACAAGTGGCTACAAAACCACCCATCATGTAATCAACGCCGATAGGCTTAAGGAGAGCCATTCCTATAAACGATCCAATACTCACCCACATTATGTAGTCCATCAGCTTATTGATTGACCTTCTGATAGCCCTTGACGTGCGCCACTTATACTGCGACATCACTATCTTGTCTCCCTTTTTCTTGGCCATATTGAACCTCTTGCTGCTTTCGCCCCAACCATAGCGGAAGTCAGCTAATACACATAAAACCAGCGTCGCCAAAAACCAGCGTGCATCATATATCACGGCAACAAGCTCGTTGCCCATCATGGCGAACGTAAACATTCTGGTGCCGCTGTTCATATAAATATCTTGTTCAAACATATCAGTAAATTTATTTAGATATTAAATTATAACTTCCTCAATCGCAGCAATCTGGCCCAGTGTCCAGTCGTTGCTGGCAACAAGTTTTCCGAATACATGCTCTTTGAGCGGTTCATAATCCAGTTCGTTCTCTTTCAGGCCCTCGTCCTTCAGACATTCGGAAATCTTGTTGTTGTAGTCGTTAAAGTATCTGTTTATCTCAATACGCTCAGACTCACTCAGAGTTGTCTTTTCGCCCTCCGCCTGCCACTGTTGTGCCTTCTCCAGCATATAGTCGTGATTATCGCCTTTCAGTTTGTCTTTGGCAACTTTTTTAAAGTCTTCAAAATTCGTTACTACCGGTTTCAAGGCACGGATAATCTTAATCATTTTGAACTTGTCGCAGTCCTCCATCTTTGTGAGTTTTGCGTCACTTATGAGGTTATAGACGCTCAGGATTTTCTCTGTTGTTATCTTTTTCATGATTTTGTTTATAAAGTTTTGATTAAATTATTTTTATCTTGACATACAAATTATAGTTTGTATTATTGTTCCACACTCACGGGTGTCCCGTTATTGGTAAGATCAATTCGTGTATATTGAGATGAAGGCGAAATCATTACGGTTACATCCAATATATTATCAGAAACAGCGCCTTCGAGGTTAGCATCCGCGTTGTTATATTCTACATTCTGGATTATCGGCATACCTCGCATCCATTGTATGTTGCTTTCTCTGTTAGCGTCTTCCTCTGTGGGATAGGCCGGGAATGTGATATAGTTAAATTTATCTCCAAGTATCAATGTCTTGTTTGATGTGCCGATCATTCCTGCACCCTCATTGTATGCCAAGGCGTAGACGAGATTTATCTCTGTCAGTTGTCCTGTATTGCTGTCCTTTACCTTGCCCTTCTGTACGATTGTGGCACGTAAAGAATCATACGCAGTGCTTCCGCTTGTGAGTTTAACGGTAACTTTTGAGTCCGGGTTTGAAATTTGTTCAACAGTCTTTCGGAAAGAGAAAATGTTTCCGTCGCTGTCTTTGTAGTACCATGTCTTGCCCCAATCAAGGATGTTTTCTGCTTCCAGGACATACGTAAATGTACCCGTGAAAATCTTGATATTATGGCCATATCCTTTATATCTCCTGTAGATGTGCATATCGGGAGTAAGAAGGGCACTGTATTTTGTCATGTTCTCCCAGTTTGTCTCCCCTGCTGATGTAGAAAGAAACAGGTACACATCTATCGTGTCTGACTCTGATATAGTCTGGCCGGCGCCTCCGTTCTCAATAGATGAGCCGTTGTTAATGACAACAGGTATAGCCCAGCTATCTCCATTATTAGCGCTCAAAGCAACGGTACTAACGTATGCTGATGTTATTCCGCGGGTAATATTCTTGATGATTATGCCTATATATACTGCGCTCAGATGCAGTATGTCGCAAATGTCCGACAAGTCAAGTTCGCCTTGCTCTCTGTCCGGCATGTCAACCCCAAAATAGGTGAAGTTGTCAGCTGTCAGTTCTGTAGGAAGGTTTACCGTGAACGGCGGCCTTGCGTCATGCCTATATCCCACAAAATCGGTAAGTCTGAAAGGAAAGTCAGGATGTGCTGCAGAAGCATCTTTGCCTGTCGGACCGTTATATCTCCACACAGCCTCGCTATTCTGGTTGCCGTTACTTCCCATATCTGCAAGTTCACTTATGACAGGTACCGTGTATGCCGGCTGGTCTCCGTCGCCATACCACCAAGGCTTATGCGTGCTTGATTGCGGGGTACCGTTCCAGTCCGAAGAACCTTTTAAGGTGTCTTCCGGGAACATAGCACGCAACGGCACAGGCTTGAACTTTGCCCACATGTTGATGTTGGCGTGCGTGCAAAGAGTGCCCACGTCATTTGATGCCGAGCCAAGGACAGATCCGACATCCCTTGTGTTAAGCGGGGCAGATACGATGTTTCCTTCAATTATTCCCATTTTATTCCGTAATTCATTTCCAACTCCATGTTTTCTCAATCTCCGCCAGCCTTTTCTCCAGTGCGGCGATCACCTTTCTCTGCCTCTGCAGTTCCAGCATAATCAAAGCGGTATAATCTACAGCTTTGTATCCATTGGCATCCTCTACAACAAGATTCTCAAGTCCAACTTTTTCTAAGTCTTGAGCTATGACGCCATAAGATTTTGTTTTATTTACATCATCATTCAGATTAAACTCAAAGAATTCAATTTCTTTTATCTTATCTAAGTCTTCAGTAATAGTATTTATATTCTCTTTTAATCTTTTGTCAGATGTTTGTGTCACTTTTGGCGTTGTAATAGAGCCGTCAGAATAATTTATGGTGGTCCTTTGATTAGCCAGTTGTATATTTCCATTGGCATTGTAGACGATATAAGTATAATTTCCTTGTCCATCTGCAACATCAACATTAGCTTTTGTCTGACGAACAAATCTTAATTCACCATTTGAAGTATATGTTTGAAAACTGCATTCTGCCTTTCCGCCAAAATCATTAATGAAGGATTGTGCAAGCCAGCTTTCATATTTGGCATAATAATTAACTGGTATTACTAATCCATTGGCTGTTATTTTCTCTTTTTTTGTTACGTTTCCGTTAACGGTTCCACCACTCAATGGTAAATATGATTTATTCCCATGTGAAGTATATAAACTACTTAATTGGCTTGCTTGAGTTTTTGTCATATAGCCATTTCTTGCAGAAGTGGCATCAAGCATAGTGACTTGTATGGTTTGAATTTTGGGCCTACTTGAATTTATGGGGTCGGTAGAAGTCACGTATGTCGCAACTAGTGGGGATACAAATTGAAATCCTACTTTGTTGCTAGTAATATTAATGTCGTGACTAACAGTATTGCTTGGAGATGTTACCGATGAACTTTTATTAAAGAATATATGCTTTAGAGTCGTATCTCCATCTACAGAGTAGTCTGTTTCTTCCAGATAGCTCCCATTCCATATATATGTCTTTTTTAATTCTTCATCATAATATATGACTTCTGTTTTAGGGGTGATTCCGTTTGTGCCATCCTGGCTGCCAAAAGATGAAGAGGCCTTATATGCTTCTTCTGATGTCTGAGCCCAAGCAGCTTGACAACTTGTGTATACAGATGTTGATGCATTAGTGGCAACAAATCGTTTTTTACTCTTATCATAAACTACTTGCTTAGGATTTATAAGAGAAGTACCAACAGAAGCCATGGTCGTGCTTGATACCTGTTTTGTGAAGTATATAACTTCCTTCGACCTGTACAATAGCTGATCCTCTTCTACAAAACCGTTTTTATCAAGTCCGGCAAAACCATTATCAGCCCCTTTTAAACTTTTCAGCTTATCCAGAAAGTGTGAAAGTCCTGTTAAATCTAAAAATTTCATAGGCAAGTTTTTAATGAAAGTGGAGCATTCTATTTTGATACCCTGTTTAAGGGTTGTTATGAGAATAGACTGTCTATTTCTGATTCAGAGATAGATCCGTAAGTCGTGTTGTTGTCTGTCCATGGGACATTAACGAACATAGCACCGTCACTACTCATTTGCACGTGATAATATTTGCCTGATGTAGTCGTTGCTGTATTTATTGTAGGCTTTGTAATAACGGATGCAGGCTTAACAAGACCGGCCTTAGATGCCGTTGCGATACCATATGTAGTGTCCTGTGCAGGTATTCCTAGTGCAGTAATATCGTTTTTTGTAACTGCAGTTCCTTTTGTTACATGTCCTTCTGAATTGGTTGTTATCTTATATAGCTTTTCTGTACTTAAAGCCACACCCTTTGCCTGCGCATGGTTATAAGCTATCTTACCATAGTCACCCCTAAAAGCCGTACTTGATGTTTCTCCGAGTGCTAAGTCAGAACCTGAAGCTACCAGTTTTGCGGATGAACCGGCATATCTGTAGTTCTTGGCATTTCCCAGATTGACATATATCACTCCGTCTTTAGGAGTAACCCCCTGGCCCACTACGGTCGTCCCGTAAGCTTCAGACCCTCTGATTTTGTCACTTTCACCCCAAGCCGCATAATACTCATTGCTCAGCGCGTCTTTCTGTCCTAAAAACTTATCTTTATCCCTACAATAAACAACTCCTACAACCGATTCCACCGAGCCTATGATTACTTTTAGCGAGCTGCTGTCCGTTACCTCATTGTCAAACTCTAAGGCATCATCCATAAACATTGGCAGCTGAGATGAAGGAACCTTTCCGTTTTCATTAAGCGTGGCTACACCATTCTTAACCCCCATCTCACTGCGCTTGACCTGAGCGTCATTTGTCACATTGCCAAGTATGGTAGGATTGCTGCTTATCTTCTGCCCGTTAATTGTATAATTACCTACTGTTGTTTTTGCTGCACTTACAGCACCGTCTACATAAGCCTTTACTTTACTCCAAAAATGGGTTAAGCCTGTCAAGTCTAAAAATTTTGCCATAATAACTTTTTAATTAAAAATATTACTAATATCTGTTTCTGATGCTGCATTGTATGCAGTACCGTCTATTGCCCATACGCCGATAGCGTTCTGAACATCATCTATGTCATTGTCTCTGATTCCTTTTATACGCGCTATGCCGTTCTCACCGGCCTTTGATCCTATTACAAGGCACCATTTACTCCATGTTCCTTTCTCCGTTACGGCATTTGGAGCGTTAAAGTTGTAATACCTGTAATAAACATATATCCTGTCGTCCTGATGGGTGTTGCTGTCAACATCCATCAGCATATTCGTTATAAATAACTGATTTGTGCCATGGCTCATAATGTCGTTGCTCACTAATAAAGTGCCGACACTATGGCCGCTAGAATATACATCAAATACTCCTGATTTTCCTGTGCCGTTTATCCGGCAGTTGTCCATATCGGAAAACTCTATTCTCATCCTGTCCAGCAGGTCTTTACCAAGATAAGCTGACAGGGCAGTATTCTTTGCCGTTGAATCATCATATTTATTCCAGTCCTGTAGAAGGTCGAAAGAAGAGCTGCCGGAGCTGCCGCCGGAATTCATGCCGAGTGCTGATACGAAAGACTCCGAGTAGAATCCTTTGGCGTTAGCGACAAACACATTGCCTTCAGTGTCTTTCTTAAACCAGTTTGCCATCTCTGCGGCAAACTTGCTCCCGAAATCATTTATGTTCAGTTTCTTGTCCAATTCTCCTTGCAGGCCGCTGATCTTGGATATGTCGAGCATAGGGATATCTCCTGCACTCAATGTGGCATGACCGGTTACGCGACCGTACTTGTCTACTACTACCTTTGTGTATGTACCTTCGGTCCCTACTGTTGCAAGAGTCAGTGTAATATCCGCCGACAGTCTGCCGCCACCGGCAAGTCCGGCTCCGGCATTAATCCTCAAATTTTTGTCAGCCTTTACCTCAAGTAATTCAGCAAGTGTGGACGTCTGCGTCTGTCCTGCAAGAAATGCTTCCAGTTCCTTCCACCGGTTTATAATGTTGTCAGTGTCCGTACCCTCAAGAAAATCATTTACCTTCGTCGTAACGGCATCTGCCTTTTTAGAAACTTCAGCAAGGGCTGTTGTAGTGGCGTAACCGCTAAGATCTATGTTTCCCTTCGTGAATGTAAGGGTGCCGCCGTCGCTACTTTCTTCCACATTAACAACGACATTTCCAGAGCCTGATATGGTAATCTTGTGTCCTTTTTGTCCTTCTTCAAGCGAGATAACACGGTCTAACAGGTCTTTGCCTAAAAAAGCTGACAGAGCCATGCTTTTAGCTGTTGAGTCAACATATTTATCCCAGTCCTGTAGAAGGTCGAATGAGCCTGTGCCTGAAGAATCTTCTGATGTATTGGTCCCTAAAGCAGAAATGTACCCGGAACTCCATACATTATATTTTGATTTTATTGTTTTTCTCTTGTCACCATTATTGTCTGTACTCCAATGGCTTTCATCATTGTCAAATTCCCATATATTTTTTATTGCGGCAAAACCTTCAATCATTTCACGCTGTGCGTTAGCGTAAGCGTTGGAAAGAGATGTGGAGAGTTCGTTGAATGCCTTTATGATATCAATATTCTGATTTACATTTGCAACTTCTTCTTTAAGTTCCTGGGTATTACCCTTAATATGCTCATTGCCAATTCTTATGGTCTGTTCATATTGGAAGTCCAGATGTTTCTCGACCATTAGGATACGGCTATTCAAAATATTGTCTCCATTGTAAAAATTTACTTCTTGACCAAGATGAGTGTCATAACTATGTTCATAGAAGTTTTCAGGATAACTTTCCACTTCATATGAATTATTGTCCTTACTTGCATCAGAGATTGCTTTATCCAGTTCTTTTTCAAGTTCATTCTGAGCAGAAGAAACATATTCGGAGGGCATTATTATGTTGAAAAGAATTATCTGGTCTCCGTTTTGTGGTATTATATACGATAAGCCTGGTATTATATTTCCGGTGCTTTCATCTATAATTATTTCATAATCTCCTGTTTTAATTTCGAAAGTAGTTACATCAGCTTCGTCATTTTTCTTTTCTGGCTTATCGTAGTATTTAAGTTCGAAATCTCGTCCTGCGAGTTGCCCGCTTTCAAATGAAACCGATAAATTTTTACCATCAATTATGCTCTCTTTGTCAAAAATGAAGTTTTCAATTTGAAAATACCATATAGCGTACTGTTCATAAACAGGTTCGTCGTCAGTTCCTCCAATCTTTATTTTATTGCCATTATTGTCAAGACGATATTTTAGTCTGGCTCTTACATCAGATATCGTTAATTTGGATGAAGGAAAAATCTTATCGAAAAACAATGTCTTTATGAATATTTCTCCAGGCATAAGGTCTGAAGTAAATACTCCATCTTCAAAATGTCCTTTTATATCCTTGAAGCCTCCGGGATATTTTGTAGGGTCAAGACCAAGGCGTTTGTTGGCAATATGGTTTGTTGCTTGACCGCTGTCATATTCTTGTGTGATGTTTCGTGTGGATCCAAAGGCATAAAAGCGTGTATAGTAACCGTCTTTGCTTTCGCTTACAGACGGCACGCTGACGTTTTCACCTACAATTAACTTTAGAGGTGTTCCATATTTGCATTCAGAGAGATAAAGGGTATTTGTTTTTTTGTCAGTCCACCATTCTGTCTCGCATTCTTCGGCAATATTATTAAGATTAGAGAAAATGGAGGTTGACTGTGACGATATTGTAATTGTAGCCGGAAGACTTTCTGACAGTTGTATGGTCCAGTCTTCTCCTGTTTCATTCTTGATGGCCTGTTTTACCATGTACATTGCATCTGCAGGAGAGCCTGTAAAGTCCCAGTCCATTTCTCGGCTTTTAATCGTCAATCCGTCACTTTCATATGTATATAAAGGTACGGGAATTTTGTCCCAGATCATTATTCTGGAATGGAATTGTGGCGTGTATTTATATTCAGCTTCATTCTCACGCAAAGGTAGATATGGCTCAATAAGTGAGTATTTCTCATCTTGATATATAATATATGCTCCTGCAGGCAATACTATAGTCTTGTCATCATTCCATGACAATTGTATATAGTCTGAGGTCATCAGTTCTTCATGGCTTACAGCATCTTTTGTTATAAGCACAGAACAGATAACATCTCCAGATATTCCGTATATATCAATTTTTGCATCCATATCGGTTCAAAGTTCGTTAAAGAAAAATGGAAGCTCTAATTTTTAGAACTTCCATTTGAAACAAGAAGGAAAATGTTTGTTATTCGCTTCTGTCTGTCGGGTTTGGCTCGCAGAATTTGCTCGAAACCTTACCAAAACAACGAGCTAAGTTCATTCCGTAAGATAAACTTTTCCCTAAGTAAACCAGCTTGTAAACTTCATTTCCAAGAGAAGGAACATTGATTTTTACGGTTCCCTTTTCCAGTTCAGCCTGAAAGGCTTTCTTCTTTGCCCGATAATCACTTTCAGAAGAGCCTTCAATGGTGAACTGTAGGGCTATTTCTCGTGATGCAACACGTGCGTTGTCTGTTATCATCCTTTTGCCGTGTTCAATACGGCTTTCATTTTCAATGTAGTCTTTCATCTCATTGAAGCCATCAATGGCATCGAGGAAGCCGTCTCCCATTCGTACACCCCAGGTAATAAATGCATCTTTTCCGTTAATTATTAAATCTCCTGTCATAATCTTGATGTATTTCGTTTCACTTCAGCGATGTCTGCTTTAATATCTTTTAGATATTTAGCCGAATATCCTGTATTTTCACGTATTTCTTGTAATTCCAAATATGAGTTGGCCAATATGGTTCTTGTTTCATCGGCTATATTATAAATTCCAACAGCTTGTGCTGTTAATGCACTTATATTACCTCTCAATTCTGTAATAGCAACTGTCTGTTGTTGTTCTGATGTCTCAATACGCAAATTCGATTCATATAAAGCAGTGAACCTGCCATTTAATTCATCGGCAGAATTTTGAGACATTGTTTCAAATCCTTTTGAAGATGCAGACTGTTGTTCTTCGCTTCCTCCCTTGTATCCGGTTATATCTGCTATGCTGTCACGCATTGATAGTGCCTCATCTACCATATCTTCCCATCTATCCTTCAATTCGTTCATTTGGTCATCTGTAAGGTTTCCATTTTGCCCACTCATCATTTGCGCCCAGTCGTCATACCATTTTTTCAAGTCTTCATCAAATACGTCTCCAAGCTGGTAGTTCAGCAAAGCCTTCATCATGTATTCTCCAAAGTCGTCAGCAAAGTCTTGTGCATCTGCATCCATATCAAGCAGTGTGTTCATAAAACTGTCTCTCAGGCTGTCAAATGACACTTGCGTGAGATTTTCATTTATTTGTTCGGTCAGATTTTCTAGCTGGCCGGCAAGATCTGCATAGTTTTCCCAATATTCAGACTTGTCATATTTGCCGATGTCGGTTATTTCATTCCATATTTCACGATTGTAGTCTCGTATATATGCCATCTGTTCTGGCGTCAGTTTGAACATGTCCTCATATGAATTAACAGAACTGATACTGTAGTTTGCGTTAGGGTTTGTTTTTAACCATTCGATAAGGCTTTTATTTATGCTGTCATATATTCGAGAACTTGTGGCCGCATTACCATCTATCGCCTCACCCCAATAGTATGCGTTTGAATGGTGTGCTCCAGTGTAAGACATTTGCGCTTTCAGTATTTCAAGAGTTTGACGATTCAGTTGCTCTTGTGCATCTTTTGCTTGTTCGTAGTTTTTTATGGCTTCACCTCCTGCGCTTTCGTCCATTTTGTCTTTTAGACGGTCTATGCTATCACGAAGTCTGTCATTGCTGTCAGTCAATTTCTCTGTAAGTTCTGTAACATATTCAACGTTTCCTTTACCTATTCCCAGGCCTAAGATATTGTTGAATCCGCTTAGTATTCCCTTGACGGCACCTATACCATTAGATAATGCTCCGACAAAATTGCCGCTCATAGCATCTTTTATGAAGTTTGATGCAGACTGAGATGCATTACCCAAATCGCTTATACCTTTGCCAAAATCACTACTCATATCAACACCTAATTGACTGAATAGGTCGGGGAGTGATTGAATGTTTGAATTAATTAGCGACATTATGTCACTTATGGCCTGTAGCTTATTGCCGAAACTGGTAAGGAAATTGTTGAGTTTTGTTCTTGCTCCGTATTCATCATTTTGTGCTTTTACCAATTTCTGGGTTGTGGTTGTCAGTTTACGTTCACTGCCAGCTATATCATCAAATGATTTCTTTACATTTTTATAAATATCGCTGTCTTCACCAAATAAACCGCCAATTTGTGATAGTATGTTGTCAAAGTTGGAAGTAATTATATCTTTTGCCCCGACACTTATTCCTGATGTCTGCAAATATCCTGCTACGCTTTCTCTTTGTTGGTTTAGGCTATTCTGCATTTCCATCATTTCGTGCATCAACGAATTAACGGTACGCTCAGCCTCTGCCACTTCCATCTCTATTTCTTTGCGTCTCTGTGTCATGGGCAGTATTAGCCCAAGTGTGTTCTTAACCTCATCGTTTTTTTCAACGATTGCAGTATTTATCTTATCTATCTGTTCTACGGCAGTTTTGTATTCTTCAAGTCCGAGATTTCCGTCTGAAAGCATGTTCCTTAGCTGCTGACGTATTCTTTCGAGTTGGCTGATTGTCATATCTCCGAGGTTACCGAATACATCTTCCCAGTTCATGTTTCCTTTTATCTGTTCAAAATCAAGCTTAGACAGTGCATCATCCATTGATGCTTGTAAAGAAAGGCGTTCACCTTCGCTTTGAGCCTTGTTGATCTTGTCTGAATATTCCTGAGATATTGCTAGGCGTTTCTGTTGATATGTGCCATAGTTCTTGAGGTATTCGTTTAGTGCTTCTTTTTGAGCATTAACCTCATTTTGGATTTGATTTTTTTCAGTATATTCTTTTAACAAGTCATAAGATGAACTGTCTACCGTGATATTGGAAGAGTCGAAACTGCGTTTTTTATACTTTGGATTTTGTTTAGCTCTAAGATCTTCTTTTGCATCGAAGATTTCTTTCTGTCTTTGAATTTCTTTTTGGATATATTCTTCTTTAGCCCGGTCTATTGCTTCCAGTTCCTTTTTATTATCATATTCTCTTTGTGCAATAGTCTTATCACTGCCGTCAGCCATAGCGTTTATCCGGGCTTGCTCAACCTGATTTTCCAATTCAACAGCATCTCTTTTACGGTCAAGAGATTGATTCTTCTCCAAGTTTTTAAGTATCTCCGCCTGTTTGCGAATGGCTTCCGCCCTCTTGAGAGCTTGATTTTCCACTTTAGCCTGTTTTTGGGAAAATAGTGTATCTCCACCCAGTTCTTTAAACGACTTCTCCGCTGTTTCCATTGCCTCTTTGGCCTTCACGACCTCGTCTTTTGTTGACTTGGCAGATTTTCTTAGTTTCTCATAAGTTTTCTTGGCGTTGTTCCATGTCTTTTCTGCCTTCTTATAAGCATCTTTGAACAGTTCTGGCTTTCCACTTTCATATTGACCGGTAAGATAATTGAACTTGCCTTTCTTCTGATTTGTATCCATTTTCAGTGAGTTCAACTTTAGCTGGAATTGGATAGGAACAGTGAAAATTCCGGTTCTTGACGATTCTTCCTTCCATTGTAGCATATATTCACGAATTTTCAACAAATCATCACGAACCTTCATTTGCTCAACTGACATTGGAATCTTATCAATCTCTTTAATTTTTTTCTCAATGTCTTTAATTATAGATTCCGTATCTATTTCAGCTGGTGAGCCGTCAACATGAAGCATCATTGTTCCTTCAACCTCTTTTTTCATGGCTATAACAAAGTCAGACATGTAATCCAACTTCATCTTGGAATCCTGATATTCTCTTTCTGCTACCGTTAGTTTCAACTCTATAGGTTTAGCGTCCTCCTCGGCTTGCTTTTTTAATCTGGAAAATTCCACCAACGCTGATTTCCATTGATCTAAGTCCTTTTTCGCATCTTCTATTTTAGACGTATAAATCGCCACTTGATTATTCGAATTTGAAGTCAAAGAAGCTGCCTGACGTGCTTCTGTATATTCTTTGATAGCATTTTTTGCTTTCTCTATATTATCAATGATGTTCTGATAATTGTTCTTATCCCGCTCTTCTTTTAGTCTTTTTTGGGCATCAGCAAGATTTAATGTAGCTATTTCTTCCTTGCTATAAGCTGACGTGAGGGCAGGAGAATATTTCTGTAATTCTTCATACGATTTTATTTTTGATAATTCAGTTTCTGTACTGTCCTGAATAACACGGATAAGCTCTTCTACTTTACGTTTTCGCTTCTCCTCCCCATCTATAAATTTCTGTTGCTCATCGTTGAACCTTTTCTGGGATTTTTCCGCCGCTGTCGCGCTATCATTAAAAGCCCACATAGCAGCTACGACTCCAGCCAAAGTTGTTGCTATAAGCACATACGGATTAGCTTTCATCACTGTGTTCAAAGCTGTTTGCGCAAGTGTCTGCGCTTTCGTCGCAGCTGTTTGTAAGGCTTTTGCTGCAGCATCCGTTCGAGCAGCAACAGCCCAACTTTTTGTTAATGCTATATTCGTAATCAATGCCGCTTTATATATTCCATAAGTGGCTATCAAACCTATCAGAGTCTTACCAACAGTCTCATAATTCTCTATTAAACCTTTCACGGCAGATATACCTGCGGATGCTATTCCCTGAGTGTTCTTGCCCATTTCGTTAAGCATAGAATCCCAAGCGTCTTTCAGGTTACTTATTTGTCCTGTAAGAGACTTTGATTGTTCCTGCATCAGGTTATAATAAATGCCTGATTCGCTGGTCATATTCTTGAAAGCTTGTTCTACTTCCTTGAATCCGACCTTTCCTTCTTTGACAAGTCCAGAAACTTCATCTTTTGTCACACCAAGGACTTTTGCAAGTTCCTCATATATAGGAATACCACGACCTGCAAACTGACGAATATCGACAGCATAAGCTCTTCCTTGTGTCCTCAATGTTCCGTAGAGATAGGCTATTTCACTAAGTTGTGAGCCAACACCAGCAGCCACATTGCCAAGCATTACAAGTTCATCACCTACATTTTCTGCCGATGAGCCATAAGCAATCATCTGTTTTGCTGACTGAGCAACCCCCTGAAGGTCAAAAGGAGTTTTAGCAGCAATATCAACAAGTTCTGTCATGAGTTTGTCTGCAGCCTCCTTACTCTTTAACATAGTAGAGAAAGCAATTTCTAGTTGCTGAAATTGTCCTCGGACGTTAATAAGATCGGAAACAAACCCTTTTAATGCTGCTGCACCACCGATAACCCCTAAAACTTTAGTCAACGAAAGCGTCATTCTCTCATTGACTTCAGCTGTTTCTCCCGCTTCTTCTTTAAAAGCAGAGTATTCATCCCTAAGTTTTTTTACTGAGAGACGGGCTTCTGCCTGTTGCTGCGTAAGACCGAACAAAGCATCTTTCTGTTCTCTTAATTTGGCTGTTTGAGCCTTTATCTGTTCAGACATTCCTGTAGTATCACCGCCAGACTTAATCGTTTCACGGTATTTATCTTTCAGAAGAATGAGCTCATTCTGTAACTGTTTGATAACACCTCTTTGTGATATGATATTCGCTGAAAGATTATTTACTGTTTGTGAAGCATTGTAAATCCCGTTTTTGAAATCATGCTCCATTGTAGCTCCAACTTTTGCCGCTTCTGTCACAAGTCCCATCATCTGCTGACGAGCGGCTGCTAATTGTGCTTCTAATGCCTTTGCTGCAGCAGGAGACTTGTTTACGTCCATTTTCTTTAGCTGTGCTTCCAGCTTCTCACATTCCTGTCTCAGACGTATAACCTCGTCATAGTCCGAGCTTACTTTAAAGTATAATATTGCCATATATATAACTGAATATTAAATGTCCGAAGTTACTCATCAATTCATTAATACCCGGTTATTTAGAATAATTAATACCAAACAAAGTGTCCATTGTTGCGTATTTGTGTCTTTCGGCCTTTTAATAAAAAAAGGCGCACCATTATGATGCGCCAAAATGTCAATTAATGTTTTGATTTATATTAAAGCCTCACGGCTGGAATATCAGAATTTCACAAGTGCCATCCTCTTTAGAATCTCATCGTAACGTGACTGTATTAGGGTTTTCTTTTTCTCAGAAACCGTAACAATCTTTCCCTTGTATTTTCGCATGACAGACTCATTTATTCCTATCTCCTTAGCAAACTTGCTGGCATTGATGAACGGAAATGCCTCAAAAAATCCGCTTAAGTCATACACATACTCAACAGAATATCCAGACTTATACCAACTTGGAAATTCACCATGTCTTTCTTTGTAATATTCCGCCTGCTCTTCTAAAACAGAAACAAAGTCATCTTTTGCTTCCTGCTCGGTAAGACCGAAACCATAGGCTCCGCTTACATCTTCAGAATAGATGGAAATTCCTCCGTCATTCGCTTTTTCGATAATTGCTTTAATCTTTTTCATAATCGTGCTCTTATATTTGTCAATTAATGCACCCACCGAAGTGGGTGCCGTCCTTTCACTTCTTCAACCCTGCTTTCTTCATCATGCTGTCAAGAGTACCTTTAGGTATCTCTTTGGACGGATGTCTGCCCACAGGGATAAAGTAGTCAAAGTCGGGATGAACATACTTGTGATGTTTTTTCCCTTTCTCGATTGTCCAGCCTGCTGACTCAATCAATTTGTAAAACTCTGAAAACTTCATAAAATCAAAGAACTATTAATTGACAATGCAAAGGTAACATTTTTGTTACTTCTCTGCAAATAACACAGACTTAAAAAGTAACATTTTTGTTACTTTTAACATCTTGTCTAATATTGCCATAATCTATTTTCTGTTTCTTCTTCTTCGTGAGGCCATATCCTTACCCTTCACCTTTGTAACCTTCGTCCCGGTAACGGTATGGAGCTTGTCACGCTGCATTAATACTAAGTTTCTGTATGGTATTTCATATACCACTTCCCGGTATGTCAGATGCAGATTTTCCATGAACGATGCGATCTGTCCTAAGAGAGTGTCATTTCCTACAACTTCGGTTTCGCTGCCAGCAGGCTTACGTTCTTCGCCAAGCTGGCAGCTTTGAGAAAAACCTTTGAGTCAATCATAGATAGTGCTTCATCCAATGCGTTCACATTCTCTTCATATGTTCCTTTTGCTAGTTCTTCACTTAAACTTTCGTCACCAGCTATCAGCCAGGAAAGAGCTTTGCTGTAAGCCTCGCTTTTTCCCAAGGAGAGCAGAACATCTTTCAAATTGTCTGCTTCTTGAACTCCAGACAGATAGGATATAGCTCCGGCCAATTTATGTATAGTAGGAGGGTAGACCGTGTAAACTTTCCCGGCTACAAATACTGTTCTGAAATCACTGCCGATAATGGATTCTGATATTATTCTTGCTCCTTTGTTCATATCTTAAAAGAAAAAGGGTGAAGCCGAAGCCACACCCGTTAAACATTCTGAAAACTAACCGCCACCTTCTTGAATGAGAGTAATTTCCTTTTCTATAGTCTTGAAGGCATCAGACAGAGAGGTTGGTATGCTTCCTGACTGAGTGGTATAGCCGGCCTTTGACACTTCATAAGAAACGGATGTCCCAGATTTCACCCTCTTGGACTTGACCGTTTGCCCATCCAGCTTTACTGTCGCATCAGAAGGCGTCGCTATGACCTTCACATCAGTTCATGCTTCTTTAACCTCTTCCGCATCGAACCAGTATTCTGGAGCAATATTAGAATCTTTCGGTTCCAATTCTACGGCACTTACAGGAATACCGATGGCCTTATCCGTTGTCGCTTCACGGGCGCCGATGTCAGCGCGTGGAACGACGCAATACTGGTCATCATCAGTCAAAGCAACAAGCAATTTCTCAATATTCACCTTACCTCTCGCTCGTTTCCATCCCTTGTCGGTATTGATGACATCGCCGCCCATGAGGTCTTTCTTGGTTGGATAGTCGTATTCACCAATAGTGAAGTTGACGGTTACATCGCCCATCTCCTTGTCACTACGATAAACCTGACCAGTGAGCTGGTTCTTGTAGTTTGTACGGCTTGCCTCCGCTTCTTCAATAGTCCATGTGTCCTGATGGATATTTTTCACTTCTTTCAAGGTTTCACCCTGCAAAAGAGTATGCAAGGCTTGTCCTGTTAAATCTTCTGTGATAGCACTTGTCTCGCCATACCAAAGTTTCTTGATATTAGCGGCTGTAATTTTCTTTGCTTCTGCCATATTATTTTACATTTAAAACTTCAAATAAAATTCTTACATTTACATAATGACACTTTAATGCTGTGTCCTCCTCTGTTCCGATTGTGTCGATGGAATAATGATAGGTTGTACCGTCATAGCGTCCGGTCACACCGTCAAACATTTCTTGCGCCTGTTTCTCCAGCTCGTTCAGACGTATTGTATTGGCTTCGCCTTCTTTTAAGTCAGGAACGCAAAGGTTCACTTCTACGAAAGACTTCTTCCAGTATGTCTCTGGCTGCTGCTTTTTAGCGTGAATTACAATCCTTTCAGACTTCAATTCGCCAGTCAGCTTCTTTCCGTGAGGGACGATGGATATGCCGAAAGTCTGACAATCACGGTAAAGTATGTTCGCGATGTCGGTAGTTACTATCATTTTATTTCCTCCTTCAATCGTTTCTCAGCATATAGGGCTGCACCAGTCAGGACTTCGTATCCTTTGGATTCTACGAAAGAAGCGTATTCGGCTTCATTCCTTAACTCCAGACCATCATCCTGAACTGAATATTTGTTTGACTTGCGGAGCGTACCGGTCCGGTTCTGATAGCTGCCATGTTCCACTGCATAATCGACAGCTTCTTTGCCGACCTTCTCTTCAACGGCTTTCACCTCGGCATAACCTTGCTGGAAGAATCTGTCCACATCCGAAAAATCAAACTTTACATCCATATTTCTGAGTAACTAAAATAATTTGTATTTTTCACCATGTAAACCTTGCCAGTTCCCCTGACATTCTCACCGTCCATACACCTTACTTCATCACCAGCCTTCAGTGAGATTCTTTTCTCACAGACTACATGATAGTTCGGTCGGTACACCTCGCCATTCTCCGAGGTAAACTCCTTTGTGGAGTTATCGTCACACCGGCACCGACATATTTCCTGCCAGCTTTCTTCACCGGTTCCGGGAATGGGCCGGCCGAACTCGTCTGTTTTCATCGGAGTAAAGACCTTAACCTGTAATGTATGTGGAGCAAATATCATAGGAATCTGACTTTAGGCTTATCTGACAGCGTGTCTTCAAGTCCGTACTTCTTACACAAGAAAGAATAGTATTCCTTCAAGCCCTGAGTATTCCAGGACATAGAGAAACCGTTTTCGCTGATTGAAGTGGCTCTAAGTAATAGAGAGGGGATGAACTTCGCCATAGCTACCGACACGAGACCGATGTTTGACTGGTCCATCTCATCCTCTCCGCTTATTCCTGAAGACAGACTTATCTCCAAAAGGTCAGCCTCCGACAAGTTGATGCCGAAGGTCTGAAACTTCTGTGATATGTAGTCTTTTACTGTCATGCGTTCATTGTTGTCAAGTCGATGTTCACAATCTGGTTCGGGTTCGCAATCTGCGGAATCCACTCCGCGGTGTATTCCAGATAACGGCCGTTGCCATCCTTGTAACCGGAGATGAGCATATCACCGTCAGCCTGAGTATAGTTGCGGCCCGGTACACCGTCAACAGCTTCGTAAGGAGTGTGGAAACGCATGTAACCAACCTTATCCTGAGGAAGCAGTGTAATATGGTCATCGGCGTAAATCTGCACGTTCTTGCCAGACTGGTCAAGAACATAATCTTCCTTGATTTCAATAGCCGGCAGGCCAATACCAGTAAAGACGGTGGAAGCCAGTTGAGAGGTAATCAATCCGGTTGACATATACATCTCGTTACCGGTAAGCTGCATCTTGAACTTATCACCGAACTCACTCGAACCGATAATATTTTTCACGAATGTTCCTCGTGACATAATCATCTTCGGGAAGTTGCCGTAAGTGGCCTTCAATTCATTAATCTGCTGCTGCAGGTATGTGATGAAGTTGGCCTTCGCTCCGGCTTCGGGGGTAATGAACTTGAACGGAAGTTCGATATCCAGCAGGTCGATTCCTCCGGCATTGTCGTCCTTGTTTTTCACTTGAGCCTTACCTGTCATCAGCAATGAACCGACAACGATGTCCATGCGCTTATGTGCGGCAAGGAGTACCTGACGATAGTCATCGTAGATGAAATTCACGATGTCCTGCATGGCGGCAACTTGGTCGGCAGCCTTTGCGGCATTGAACTTGTCAACCAAGTCCTGCAGTTCAGACAAGCGGTCAATGGAAATCTGGTAACGGTCACCTAAATAGGCTATCTCACCATATCCAGAACCGATGTTCCTGCGCTCACGGATAGGTTTCTCCCCGTAGCGTGAGTTGATAGAACCGGCCATCACGCCAGTAACCTGACCAATATAGTCTTTGAACACACGAGTTGTCGTTCTACGGAAGTCCAGGTACTGCTGCCAATAGATTGTATCCTTACGAGTCTGAAGGACGCGTTGGATAACGGCACTTACGATATTAGGATCGTTAAACAGTGTATAAATAGTTAGCATCATATCTTTGTTCTCCTTTTTTATTTACTTGCTATAATACCAGCTGCTCTCAATGATGCAAGAAGAGCATTAATTTTGTCTTTTTCATCTCCGCCTGCAGCATCATCAACTTTTGCACCCTGTTTTACCAGTCCCAAGGTGCTTGAGTTAGCTGCCTGATAGGTAGTGTTATTGTCTGTCCACGGAACTTCGACATAAGCTTTACCGCCTTCCAATGCCACCGGATATTTCTTTCCGCTTTGGGTAAATCCTAACTGAATTCCTCCCATTACGGAATCCGAAGCTTCAGGCAGTTCATATGAAACACCAGCTGGTGACTGAACACCTGCAGCGTTGAACTGGAAATGCGGCATGTTAGCCTTATCGATGTCTGAGAATGGCATGGCTAACTTGGTAGGTTCTATTTCAAACGCACGCATCAAAAGGGCAACCAGTACAATGCCATTCTCTACTTGTTTCCTCTCATACAAGGCGGAGTTTGCAATAACTTTAGGTGTAGTACCGCTAACTTCTGTAGCTTCATAAAGTATTGTGCCGGCCTCTAAAGTTTCGCCGAAGTCGGCAGCCAACGTCAGTTTATCGAAGGCTTTGTCTGATTTGTCAATGTCGTTAATGGTTGCTCCATGTGCACCGTTACCAAGATGCATACCTTTGTAAGCCAAAGAGTTTTTCTTAATCTTCAACGTGGTATTGGAGCCTGTCGTGAACTTCTCATATACTTCTACACGGATTGCCACCTGGGCTGTTTTCTTCACCAGGTCAGCGGCAATAGGTGTAAAGGATGGTAAAAACGAGCCAACAACAAGGTTGGTCGTGTCCAGCTTATAAGGGCCTCTGCGTCTTACACCTGTAGAAACATCATAACGTTCCTCGATTGACGGTTCCGGCTCAATGTTATACTTAAATCCTGCTGCCATAAATTACTTGTTTTTTTGTTCGACAATAGATTTTGTGTCCGCCTCAATCATTTTGGCGAACTCGCTTGCTTCCTTATCCTGCTTTTGTTCTGCAGTTTCAGGGGCTTGTGCGAATTTGAAGCCGCTGTTAGACATATCCTGTTTCATGTCCTTGAAATAAGTGTCCAAGTCCGTGTTCTCTGGAATGTTGCGGTCCTTCAGCATAAATTCGGGAATACCGTACTTTTTTGCTACCTCCGAAATCTGAGAATTGCGCTGCGCCTGCGCTTTTTCTGCTTCGTATGCAGACAGTTTTTCAGAAAGACTTTTATTGGAATCAATTAGAGCTTGAGCCCATGCAGGAACTTCGTCTTTTTTCTCATCTTTCTTTTCGTCTTTCTTTTCTTCCGGGTCCTCGATTGGTTTTCCGTCTTTCAGTCTATGCTTCTTCTCGTAGTTTGAAACAGCGGAAGTCTGTGCCTGTCCTGCACGGAAATCACCATAATTTTGCATCACGTCCTGAAATGAAATACCCTCAACAATAGAGGTTACCTTCGTTTCGTCCGTTACACCCTCAGCCTTTTTCGTAGCTATACGGGTAAGTGTGGCAGTATCCACCCCAGCGAATTTCTGTTGCAGTCCTGCCAGGATTTGTTCAAAGATTGTCATACCGTATGAGTTTGATTAATAATTTCATACGGTAAATTTACTTATAGAAAAAAAGAAGGGGAAATTTTAAGGCTAACGATACGAAACAATTTGGGAAATGTTCGTTTTTGGGTAAAAAGAAAGCGTGACTACCGGAGTAATCACGCTTATTTTAATTATTACAAATGCTATTTTTTTAAAGCCAAAAGTTGGACCATAAGCTTTTTCCCATATTCAGTTATCGTCCAAAAAGTTCCTACGCCCTCATACTTTATCGTATCACTAGTAATTAGTTTTAAAGCCATTAATTGGATCAATATCGTTTGAAAATCTTCTTTATTTATGTAATAATTTTCACCCAAAAGTTGTTTTTCTAATGTAGATTGTATAGTTTGTTCACTAACAGGTTGTAATAAAGTAGTAGCAATAGATAAAAAAATATGATTCCATGAGAATTCACTTTTATATTCTTTTTCTTCATACTCACCATCTATATTTTCCAAGCTTTTAAAATGTTCCCAAAAGCTACCATATCTAATGGTAAATTTATCGTTACCTTGTTGATATTCTTCCGTTCCTTTAGGAACTTGAGAACTTAATGCACTGATTTTAGCCTTCAATAAATCATTCTCCTTACGGAGAGTAATAAGTTCCCTGTTCGCTTCTGCTGAAGAAATTTCATCTGCTTTTACCCATCCTGTTCGAGGATAATTCTCAAACATAAAATCAAGAGTGGAATTGACTTTAAATGCTAATTCATAAGCTTCTCCCCAAGATTTACATAAATTGTTTTGCACTAACTTTTTGAATTCATCATATTTATGCTTACCTTCATCTGTCTGTTCAACCTTATCATACGATAAATCACCAATGGCTTTATGATAGAATGCAGCAACAGGAATATTATTGTTTAAAGCATATTCATATTCTAACTGTGTGTAACTTTTCCCAGTCTTTGGTTCTATAGATCCATAACGACCTCCAAGAATTAGAATATAATAATCGCATCTATCTATAAGTTTCTTTATAACAGCAAACTGTTCTTCACTTGCTGCTGGAAAGTATTCCATACCAACGGGAAAGCAATTCTTACTAATTAATGCTTCTATGACTTTCTGTCTTTCCTCAATTAAATCTTGGTAAGTAGAACTAACGAAAACCTGATACTTCTTATCCATAATCACAACAAATTTATAGCTGCCAGTTCCTCTGTCAACGCATTAATACCTTTTTGGATCTTCTCCAACTGCTGTTTACGGGGCTTGTGTACTCCAGCCGCATAGTGCCATAACTGGCGTTCGTTAATTCCTGTTATCCGACTCAATGCGGCTTTGGTAAAGATGCTGCTGTAATAATTAATGAAAGTGGCTGCATCTATCTTGAACTTCAGAGTAAACTCTCCTTTGAGAACCTCACAAGGGTTCGGATTGTCCTCCAAATACAAGTCTATGGCTTCCTTCATGTTCTCCTCAATTTCCCTTATGTTATTACCGACCGTAATAACTGGAGCATCTTCAATGTAAGCACTGAGATTATTCCCAGCATGTTCGACAATCACTTCTACAGTTCTCATATCAAACGCCAAGCACAATATTTGCATCAATATTCAGTTTATGGCTAATTTCACGCGCTACCTTTAATGTTGGCTCACATTTACCGGAAATATAATCACTCAAACGGGAAGGGCTAACACCAATCAGTTTGGCCAATGCTTTTTGGGTAAGTCCCATTTCATACATACGGAGTTTAAGAACATCAACAAGTGAAGGTTCCCCTAATGCAAAATGTTCTTCCGAATAGTCGGCAACAAGATTGGAAAGCAGTTCCAACTCTATGCTGTTCGGGTCATCAAGAGGGGTCTCGTCTGTAACCAATGGAAGCAATTCCTCAACCCTTTTCACTGCCCAATCATATTGAGCTTTTGTTTCTATCTTAGTCATATCAGTATAAATCTTAGTAGTAATAATCAGTATTAAAAATCGAATCAATCAAGCAAAGATTCTCTCTATTTATTATATTTTAGAGCAATCAGCTATTTTATCATATTCTGCATGAGTGCCAATAAAACGAATATAAACGAATTTTATAGTGAATTTTATCACTACAATCAGTCTGTAATTATTACCTTTAATGTTGAAGACGTAATGTTGGTTGCCAACATTATCAACACTATTGAAGGTCTTTTTTACATCAGCAAAGCATGTCCATTTGCTTCTCTTGACAATAGAAGTCCATTCTTGCAAAGCGGCCTTTGCATCAGGATGCGCTTCTGCATATTCTTTTATAGCCTGTTCTGTAAATATTCTCATTTGATTCACTCAATTATCATATTGCAAAGATAAGAATAAAATTCTATTTTTCAAAATTAAATTCTAAAATTTATAATAAAAATAGCGATGTCTCGAAAGATATCGCTATTCAACTAATCTGTATTTTAGATATTAATAATTTCGTTTTATATAAACCTCATGATTTCCTGATTAAATTATCCTATTCTTCAGGTTTACTATTGGGGATTTTAATAGTGGAAAGCTGTTTTTGTTTCTCAATGTCATTCTTCTGTTTTTCTTCCTGCTCCTCCTTGATGGCTTCAATCTCGTCCAAAACAGAATCAACGTTCCCCACAAAAGTAATAGCCCGTTGCTGCGACCATATTTCACCATCTTTGGCTTTGATGGCTGTGTCAATCTTGTCTTTGATGTCCTCCAGCTTATATGGCTGCATCTGAACATCTATATCAATTGTCTCGGAGGCTGCTTCAAGAGTTGTATTAACTGAGCCTAAAGCGGAAGTCAGGAAATTTACACGCCGTTGCATGAATTCGCCGACAGTTTCGTTCAGATTCTCCACATTCAGATGGGTGGACATAAATACATAATCGAAAGTTACACCGGAAACAGCATTGCCTGTACCTTTCAGCGCGTCGAATGAGATATGCGGCGTATTGGTTAATCCATAAATCTGACTCAGTAAGGTCTCAACCTCGAATTTAACTGTATCCGGGACCTGACTCCATGTCAGATATTGGGCATTAGCTCCTTGTCCGGTCAGCTCGACCACTCGGTTCTTGAATTCACCAGAGAAATTCTGCACATCTCCAAATAACATTAGGATAGGGAAGAAGTGGTAGTCGATACAGTCTGCATAATTGGAAAGAAGTTTCTCCAGTCTTACTCGGAGACTCTTGATCTTTTCACAATACGCTTCCGGACGGTACATGTAAATTACAGGGAGTTTCTTGAATCCATGAGCGAACGATCCTTTGTCTGTCCAATTACTTGTCAGTTCCCACTGATAAACCATATCCTTGGTGATGGTCATAAAGCAGGTAATCTCCACATCATCCAAATCTTTCTTCTTGTATTCACGGGAGAGGGCTACCAAATCTCCATTGTCATTGAAGAAAGGGTAGAGCTTGTCACCTCTAAACGGAGACCAGATGGTACTCTTCAAGCGATATTCTGGTTTTGATTTGCCGAAGATTCCGGCAACCTTGCGCTTAAGCTTTGCCCAGAAGCCGTCGTCCTTCACCACATACCAGTATTCTGCCACTTCCTGCTCTGACAACCATGCTCTGACAACCTTTTTGTTCTGATACTTCAGCTTGTTCTTCTTGAACACTTGTTTCAAAGCTGAAAGAAGACTTTCTTCTAACTGGTCCGGCTGACAGTCAAGCGTCGGCTCTGTTCCTACTGTGAAAGCTGTCTGAATGTTTACGATGTCCTGCTCTATTGGAAGGGCTATTCTATTTGGTTCAACTTCTTTCTTAACCGCCGGCTCAATGTATTCTTTACCTGTTGTCGGGTCGGTTATTCTTTCTTCAGGCTTGGTGGTGATTTTTATTTTTGGGTATTTCTCCTCGTCAATCACTATCTCATGCCTATTAGGATTCCAGTCATTATAAAGAGCATGAGCATTGGGATGTTCTGTTTTTCTTCCTTTCTTCAGATAGTAGATTTTTCTCTCTATCTCAGGTATCGCTAAAATTTCCTCTAAAGTTCTCATATACTAAAATTTAATGTCCAAATACTCCTGAAATGTCTTTCGGTTTCATAATCCTGCCTAGAAGTTCTCCCAGCACATAATACCGCGCAGCGTCAATGCCATGGTTATCGTGGTCTTCCGGCTCATTGATATAGTTTCCATCCTTATCTTTTGCCCAGACATAATTCCTAAATTCCCGTTGAAGGTTGTACGAACGTTTGGTGATGAAAATTTCCATGCCTTGCATTTTATCTATACCTGCGTTAATGGATCTTGGTCCCTTCTCGACGGGATAGATCTTGATTCCACCGTTACTGATTTCCTGAATGAGTCGCGGATCTGCACTGTCTGCTATCACTTTCAGATTCCAGGGGCGAAGAGTCTTAATAATATCACTAGATAGCAATCCGGTTCTATAATCCACTTCATCCAGATAAAGAGCATTGTCGATGATTCCGCATCGGATAGCTGCTGTGGGGTCATTGGTATAACCAAAATCCTGTCCGATAGCCACCTTCTTGCACCACATCGGGAACTCATCCACGATACCCCATTTTTTGAACACGGCACCTTCGGCAACGTCTGCCCATCGTCCGATGACAGTATGGGCGTACTTCTCAGGATTTTTTTTCTTCATTTCCTGCACTTCATTTAGGAATTCAGGAGAAAGGTTCTCAAGATTATCGAAGTAAGTCGTGTGGATATGAAGGACATTAGGGTGGGTGGATATTTGTACCTGCACTCCATCAATCTCCATAAGCTTGTGGGTGTTCTCGATGAACCGCTTGTAGACCCAATGGTTTGAGTCCGTGGGGTTCATCACAATAATAATGCGGTTCTGTATTCCTTTTTGGCGAATAGAGAGCATGATGGTTTCGAACTTTTTCTCCGACACCCACTCCTCGGCTTCATCTACTACGAATGTGGTTATGCCGTGGATGGATTTCAGCTTGGCTGTCTGCACGCCTGATGATGTCTTGATGCCTCGAAACATGGCACATCCGCCGCTGCGAAGGTTCTTCACATCCGTTTTGGTACTTCTGAAATACTTGGAGTGACCGTCCAAATCCACCTTCTCCATAAACTCAGGGATAACGGAGATATGGGCAGAGACCATAGTGTAACGGGTGTACAGAACCTGATGGACGATACGTTTTTCAGGCGAAGGGTGACGTACCTCGAAAAGCAATCGTTCGATGAACGTGGACACATTGAACGACTTGCCGCTGCCACGGCCTCCGGTAACGAGGATAATAAACTTGTCCTTGTTGTGATAGAGTGGTGCATATATTTTCTGGGGCTTAATCTTCACTTTCGTTCTCCTCCATCCATTTATCAATGTCAATGCCGTTCTCGCGGTGAAGGTCTGTTTCCTCATCCTGCCGACGTTCAATCTTTCTCCACTCTTCGTCATGATGATACAACCAAACAGACATGGCCTGAAGGTTGGGAGCCAATTCGCTTTCACTCACTTGAAGTTCTTCTTCGCCGGTTAGGTTTCCATTCTGGTCTTTCAGTTTCCTCACTACAGTACTCTTGGTTTTGATACCACCCAAAGCCATTGCAAGGAACTTTGCACGCACTGTGGCTGTTACTGTCGCACGCCCGCGCGCTAAAACTTCAGCTAATTCAGTGTACTCACTTTTCTTCTCGCAGAAAGTCTGGGGAGCCAACCCTAATGCAAAGGCAATTTCTTTGTCTGTGAATCCCTTTTTGGCATACGTTTCCACTTGAGAGAGAAACTCCTCGCTCTTGTAGTCAAATTTTGGTTTTCTTCCAGTATGTTTACTATGTCGAGATTCACTTTTCATAATCATTCAACCCTTTCTACCTGTTCATCGAATACTTCGCCTTTGATAAATTTGGCGTAAGGATCGTAACCAAACCTTTCACAGAACGCAGCTTTGGCTTCAAATGTGTCAAAGGAGAGCATCAAGTAAGCATCTATATCCTGAGCCTGCTTTTGGGCTGCTTCCTTTACCTGTTGCTTTACGTCCTTCATGTGTGCCACCTTTTCGGCTCTTTCCATCTGCTTGGCAGCTTTCTCGGCTTTTTTCTGTTCAGTTAATGGAGCCATCATATCCTCCAAAGCGTCCGCAATGGAGTTTTCTTCTTCTGTTTGGAGAAGGAAATCACAACCGATAATGTTCAAGTCTGCTGCCGTTAGTCCTGCATCCTGATAGTCAATATCAGGGACCAGTCGAGCCAAAGCGTCAAAATCCCAGGTTCCTTGCGCGTTCGGGTTGTTCATCAGAATGTTCAATTCCTTTTCCTGCTTTTCGTCCACGTCAATTACATCGACACGGAGCCTGTAGTCGTTTTCCGGGAATTTTTGAAGTTCATCCATAACCGTCAGGCGTTGGTGCCCAGACACAACAGTAAGTCCGGTCCGCTTGTTGACTACGATTCCACCAACCAAACCGAATTTCTTGATCCCCCGTTTTAACGTTTTTCGTGATTCCTCGGATAGCTTCCGGGGATTATAATCCGCAAAGTGAATGGCGGAACGGTTAAGTTCTACCGATTCACTTTTTATGTACTTGCTTAGTTCCATGCCTATTGCTTTTGTTTATGCTCCCAAATGATCCTCTCAGCCATCGGGAACACTTTGTATATTTTCTGTAAATCTTGTGGGTAGTTCTTCTCCAGCCATAGTATGCAATCCAAGTTAAAGCCTACACCAGAACTTGCTTTCAGTGAATATCTCACCGGTTCAGGCAATCCATTCTGTCTCATGTATGACAGGATATCTTTCTGCGTCCAGTCGGCCAAGGGATAGCACATGCCATTGTTCTCATACTTGTTGGCTTCATAACCTTTCAGCATCAGGCGGCGGTTCATGCCGTCGGCCTTCTTCATGCCTAAAAACGTGTAATAAATCCCATATCTGAGCTGCATGGCTTTTACTATATCTGCCAGTTTTAGAAGCTTTACTTTAGGATTGGGTACGCAATACATACCGCCACGAAGAATGTAGGTCAGGTTCCAGTGTGGCACCTGAATAAACTCTATTTTAGGATATTTGGCTTTTACCCAGCCTATCCATCGCTCAATGTGTTTTAAGCCTTTGACGAAGTACATGAACACACAAACAATCCGGTCAAATTTAGGATAGATCATGTCCAGCAAGACCAAAGAATCCTTACCCAAAGACAGAAACAGCATAACCTCGTCAGTATTTTGCCTGACGAGGTCAATATAGCTGTATGTCCTGTCTTGCAGTGTCATTATCCGCCACTCATACCAAGTCCGACACGGACGTTATAATACTGCTGTCTGCGGTTGATGAATCTGCCACGTTGCGACAAACCTCCATTTTCTGTGGTCAAGCCTCTACGGCCGCCACGATAACCGCCTGTTGAAAATGTGCTTCTGTTTACTCTGACTCAGCGTAAAATTTAAATTAAACATGTTTTTCTATCACTCTGCCAAGGTTATAGACTACCTGTGCTGCCAAATAAATCTCACCTTGATGGGTGTATTCAATCAAGTTGTGATTCTCGTCTTCAAACAGCTCAATCTTTGCGTCTTTGACTTCTACCAGTGCGCTGGTTCTGCCTTTGTTGTAGCCAACAAAGAACTGAATAGCATCATAGTGTCTCGGCTGCAGCTCACCATTAACCTCTACACAAAAACCGTCAGCGTCAAGCTGGCAGTATTTCTTTTGTGTTGTTGGTCTGATCTCTCTGTATTCTTGACGTTTCTTGCCTGACAGGATTTCGTCAAAGAATTTCTGTTTGATGATAAGATTAAGTATTTCCATAATCGTGATATATATTTTATTTAGTTGCGGATGCCGGATTCGAACCGGCGACCTCTACCAAGTCAAAGTAGCGAGCTGACCACTGCTCTAATCCGCGATGGTACCTTTTCACAAAGATACCTAATTATGAAGACAATTTTGAATAACAATTCTACACATACGAAACAATAAGCCAATTGTTCGTTATTAATTCACAAGCATGTTGCTTTATGATTTGGTCTGCTGTGTTTTCAGACCTAACAATTGTCTGGTTCTCTCTACGTCAATGAAGTTTGTCCATCCTGCATGATGCAGCTTTATGGCTGCCTCTTTTATCGTGATATCGCCACATGACACCTTTTCTTTCAAAGACTGTAATATACTTTTCATAACCATCTTAAATTTGAATAGTATATGCCATTCAGTATTTTATAATCACCAAATAATCTCACTTCGCCCTGGTACATCATGGCAAACCTTGAGTAACCGCAAATCTGCTTTATAGCCCAGTCTGCCTGCTTTGTTCCATATCCAAACCGCTGTATTTCTGGGTAAATTTTCATTCTGAAGGCAATTTCGCTGTCTGTCATGTCCCCAACGGGGTAAACGTTTAAAGTCCCATTGTGAGCGAAATAAACGCCATTCTCTGCAAACGGATGACAGTTGGCCCGGCATATTGAGCCATGAGTGGCAAGTCTGAAATGTATAATGCAGTCTTCGTCATCTCCGACCTCCGAGAGGTGGCGCAAGAATGTGCGATAGTCCAAACCCTTATGAAAATGATTGGTTGAAACAAAACCATAGCCGTTGTGGTTGAGTTTTTTGATTTTTGAAAGAATGTCCAGGCTCGGCATCTGGACACCTTTAGGCTTGTATATAATGCAACACATATTGAATTTATTTTAATTGTGCGAGGTTCATGCAAGAACCTCGGCACGTGATTTGAAAAATGATTTTTCTTTGGCTGTCAAGAAAGGTATCTCGTCAATTGAGCTAACCTCTGAACTCAATACGTTCTTCTTAGACCATGCAACCAGCTTAGCACAAAAGTTCACCCAGTTTGAAATCTTTTCAAAGTCTGTAGAGCCTTGATGCTGTCTGAACTCAATTGTTCTGTGGCGTGAATAAGAACATGCATTCACCTTGAAATACCTGTTGCCGTTCATGGCATCTAGTATGTCTGATTTTGTAGTACACCATGTAAAGTCATAGCCTTGCAGTGTTCTGCACCATCTGCTGTTGTTTGCACGCCTTGACCTTGCCATGAACGTATCAATAACTCTCTCTAACTTCTGATAGTTCTTAAATACGTTGATATAAGCCTCGTCAGACAAGTTCTGTGCGCCTATATGAACATGAAGGCCTGTAGACCTGTTGACCTGTGCGTTTGCCTCATTCAAAGCCTTGCAGCATGTTTCCAGGCTTTTCATGCCTGCCTTGCCTGTAAGTACTGGCGACACACATTCTATTGGGTTGCTGCCCATTATGGATGAATCAGACACGAACTTGTAGTAGTGGTTGTTGTCTGTGTGGTTGTAGCCCTCATACTGAAATGGCATTGCGTTTCTTGTAGCACATTCACGCATAATACTTGCAGCGACAAGGCATTCTATCTCAACGCCAAAAGTAAACTTGTGCGATTCTCTTACAGGCTTAGGCAGTTCTGAAAGCAGAAGCTCAATCTCATACTTTCTCAAACCTAACTTTATGAAAGCAGCTTTCTTTGTTGCCTTAGAGCCTTTCATGTTCTTAATCTCGTCAACTTGTTCATTCAATGTCTTCATAATCGTACGTGTTTAAATTGTTATTATTTATGTGAATCTCTGAAGTCAAACTCTATAACTTTGTGATACTTGTGTATCTCATACAAACCAGTTGCGCAGCCCATTGCAGATGCAAGCCTTACAGCTTCTTCTAATGCTGTCATCACATCAGCACTGGCATCAGCAGCTTCAGCCTTAGCTTTCTCATACTCTCGTGCATTAACTGTTGTTTCTTGTACCTTTTCAGCTTCTTGAACTCTTTTAAGTGCTTCATTGATCAATCTTACTTGTGCCTTAATCTCTTTGATGTATTCACTACTTGTTGTCTTCATAATTGTATGTGCTTAAATTGTTATTACTTATTGTTTGATGTTGCAAAGATATAGTATATATGCTAAATGTCAAAATAAATATTATGTTACATACTATATTTAACATTAATTATATAGTATCGATACTAAATCACTTTTTAAATACTTATTTAATAGCGCAAATAAATAATTTTTCTAATTTTCTTTCGTATATAAACTATATTATATATATTTGTGGCGAAAATTATAATTTTATGGCAAAAACAGAATTAAGAATTAAAGAACTTTGTAAAGAGCGTGGCATAACGCAAGCTCAACTTGCTGATAAATTAGGTATACAGGCTGTCTCTTTTTCTCAAGCTGTTTCTCGAAATAAATTTAATATGGACAGACTTGCAGAAATAGCAGATGCTTTAGGTGTGGAGATACCGGAACTCTTTGATAAGCCAAAAGAGGGCGTAATATATTGCCCCCATTGTGGAAAAGAGATAAAATTAAATCCAAATGTTTAATTTTAAATTTTGAAATATGAATAGATTCCTATTAATACTTTTAACTTGTGCATTATTATGTGGGTGCAATAGTACTAAAAAATATAATGAAAAATTAAAGAGAACAACCCAGTTAATGGCAGAGTTGACGTTTTATAGTGAGCATATTACAGATGATTACACAAATGTCTGGAAGGAGGCTATATATGATAATGAGTATCAGGGTGCATATTGTTCTGACTTTAATGAAGCATTATCTAAACATCAAGATTTTGTGAAAGGAACTTCTTTGTATAAAACGATTAATCTTAAAAAGGATACATTAGATATATTGATAAAAGAATTAAGGGAATATCCGTCGAATTATAAAGAAGCATATGACGACATTGTCAGTTTATATACAGATGTTGATGAATTAATTGGCTATGCCAATACACCTTCAGGGTCATTAATGACCTATTCTACAAAAACATCTAATTTAATAATTGATATAACTAAGCATATAAAAGAGTTTGATATTAAATACATTGAATAATAATCTTTTGTGTTTTTTCTGAAGTAAACGGCTTCCTTAAAGTAAAATGAATACTTTACGAGGTTCATTAATTTGAGGACTTAAGGAAGTTATTGGAATTAAAATAGCTACAAACTTATCATGCTATTATCGTGGTAAATATTTTGAGTGGCTTTCAGCAAGTGTATCAAATGCAAAGCAGAGGGAAAATCTATTGAAAAAATTTAATAATTTAACAAAGGTAAATCAATCAACGCATCTATTAAAAGATAGAATAGCAGAAATTCTATATGATATAAAACCAGATATGGAATGGGAACCTTCGTTAAAAATCAATGAACACATATGTTCTATTACATAAAGTGATAAAATTTGAAAAATAGCGGAGGCAATTTGCCTCCGCTATTTTTCAAATGATTTTAAGGCTATTTATGGATGTGTATTTCTTTACTAGATTTTATCTGTTCAAAGTTGTATTCGTCCGTCATGACCGCCGTATGGTCGTTTATGGCTACAAGCCTGATACTTTCATAGCTGTTATCCAACCTTGTAGAGAAGAAACGCCCCACGTGGAAACATCTTCAAAAATGCTGCGGTCTATTTAGCTGATAGGCTCCCCGAAAACTACTGTCATCGTCTGAAAGTCCGGTTTGTCTGCCAACAGTCGCAAATGGTGCTGCGTGCCGAACTCGTCCGTCTTGCGTTCCATGCCAATCTTCCGTGTACAAATCATCGCCCCACTACTGCGGCTCATCGAAACGCACTTTCATGATTTGATAGGTGAAATCTTCTTCGTCGTCATATTGTCCCAGATATTCGTCCTGAAAATCCCGTACAAGGTCGTCCGCATCTTCCTCGTCATTGCGAAACACCCGGTAGGATTCATAAAAATCTTACTTGTCCGAATTGTCCGACAGGTCAAGCCCCCCGAACAATGAACCGTTGTTGTACTTGCCATAAGCGCCTATCTAAACTCTTGCTTACGATATTGTTTCCGCTTCCATTTCCTGTAAATTTTAAGTTCTTAATTTTAATACGAATTCGAGAGTTGAGGGAGGTGTTTTTCCAACCTTATAAGCCCCCGTTTATCTGACACATTTTTAATGTGTCTTTCTGTCGCTTAGGTCATTTTCGTTTCTAGTGCTTCAAAAAAGCAGGAAGTGGATACTTCTGCCTCTTTACTTTATCACTCCTTTTATTTTCAACTGTTCTAAGACCTGATTGTAAATATACTCTATATCCTGCCGAAAGTTCTTGTACTGCTGATAGATAAAGGACACATCAGCAATATTATTAGAAATGACACATGGTGATACATCAGGGAACACGTTGGCTAACTCGGCTCTGATACCATTCGGCAGCCGTCCGCCGGCAAGGGAGCTTGGAGCATACAGGAACAGCACAATAAAAAGAAACTTCTTGCGCTGCATAACGCCGTCAGGATTTGGTGAATGATCTGCCTCTGCAACAATGTCCTTAAACCAGGAATAAATTTCAGGAATGAGTGATGTATCCTGCAATAAAGCAGATGAAAGTTCTCGTTCACGCTCTGAAAGTCTTGATTTTTGTTCACGAATAGCCTTTAATTCTATAATTGATGAAAATTCTTTTGTCATAGTATGATTCTTTTGGAAAAATGTATTATATTTGTGGCCTAATCGTGCGTGGAGTCGGTCTTTTTATCGTGGGGCTGGCTCCTTTTATTTTACATAATGCACATATACAAATTAATGGTTCTTCTAGTTCATGAAACTAGAAAATTCTTAATCAAGAAGTACTTATGAAAATGCGAAAACAAGATAAATCTGATTCTCTATTTCGAGAATACTCCAATATGCCATCAGATTATACAAGGATGATGTATGAAAAGGACAATATAAAACTTATGCAGGAACAATATAGAATGCTTCAGCTTCAACGAAAGGAATATAAGAAAAACACATGGCTTCTTGTTATTAGCATCATAATAGCTTTAGCATCGCTTATTGTATCCATTATTGCACTCTACAGATAAAAATACCCGATAACCGCCACATAGCAGTTATCGGGTATTCACAATGTTTTTAAATTTAATATTTATGAAAGATGCTGTTGTTCAAAATCATCTATTTTTAAAATTGCACGTCGAATAGATCTGTAATCATTTTGTGGAACATTACAAAAAACGAGATTTCCATTATCATCTTCATCTTCAAATAATCCTCTTGGATTGCGATTTGTATTAATCAAATCCACATAACATCCATAATCGATAGAATAGACATTATATCTAATACCAGGTGTGTCTCTACTTGAAACACTTTGCTTAATGATGTGAAGAACACGAGCATCGTATAAATAGTCGATTAATTCATAATGCACATCACTTTGTAAAAGGAATGCTCTTGCATGACGTTCGCCAATAACTGTATCCACAATCCAATTTAACAATGAACGTGCCTTATAGTGTGATCTTACTGATGACTCTTTATCTTGACTATACCATTTTTTCGCTGCAACTCTAACATCATGTACAGATACTTTTGAATAATAACTTTCAGCTACAGCCTGAGCTAATATATTGAATGTATCTCTTGGTACACCTTCGGATGCACGTACAAGTTCTTGAAATGCTAAATCTTGAGTAAATAAATCAGAAATCAACTCATCAGAGTTAGTATATTTATCATTTTCAAGTAAAAGGCTATTAATATGTTTTAGTAGCAGTTCTCTAAAGAAAAATAAAGCATGAGCTTCATTGTTATTAAATACCATATAATCGTCCAAATTACAACTATAAATATCTGCACCAATTTCTAATCCAATATATTGCCTATTATCGATCTGTTTTTTTAAGTTTGTCCTATGCTCTATCGCCCCAATTTTTAAAACCATATTTTTTAATGGAGCAATTGTTCTTCTGAGCATATCTGATAAATAAGGCTGTAATTCATAAGGAATCTCAGAAAATTCATCCAATATAATCCATATTTTGTGCGGCCTTATACAATATAACAAATCCTTAAATATATTGATGATTGTTGGAAAGTGCAAGTAATTTATTACTGTTCCATGCAAAATAGTACGGGTTGATTCTTTAACACTATCACTTCCTTCGTATTTTAAACCAATTCCCATACATTTTCCAATATTTAGATTCCCATCAAAAGAACTATTAAAAGAATTTTCTTCTGTCTTTTCCTGAGTAGTATCCCCCAAAATATGAATACTTTCAAACTCTTCTTCTAAAGACGATAAAATAGGAGTCACAGTCGATAAATATTGTTCTCTTAAAGTTTCATCCTCAGTAATATAACGAATTAGTTGGTCATGAATTTCTCTAAAAACATCAATTAGCAATCTTGTTACACGTTGTTCTATTGGTAAATTATTATTTGAATAAATGCAGCCAGTTGATCCTAATATTCTCAAATCTATGTAAACGGGAAAATCTTTTTCTGTCACTAATAAAGAACATAAATAAGATAATATATGCGTCTTTCCGGTTCCACGCCTTCCGTATAATATATGGTTATCATAACCGCGTAATAAAGGGATTAGCGAACCTAAATTAACAAAGGTATCTACCAATATATCTTTATCGCATTTATCAGCACGTTTGACAATACGAAGTATAGCATCTTTTGTCTTTTCTATCATAATAAATTTATATTTTGTACTACAAATATAATTCTTTAATTGTTTAATAACAAGATTATTATACACTTTTTTTGATGTCTTTTGTATCATGAGCGATTAAGCTCGTCTACGGCTGTTTGATGGATATTGCTTTCATCTTTTATATGTTTCTTTGTTTTTCCAATTTAAAATAGTATATTTGCATCGGCTAAGTAGCTCAGTGGAAAGAGCAACGCCCTTACGAAGCGTTAGTCCCGGGTTCGAATCCCGGCTTAGAATATTCATAAAATCTATATATAAGCAGGCTGATAATCAGGCCTGCTTTCTTTTTAGTCCTCCAATAAGTCCAATATGCAGCAAAGAGCACCTTCAAGAACAGATACCCTGTCTTCCATATCATTTCTGTAGTCTTCATATTCACTGTCCTCATATAGAGTTTCGCATTCTTCTTGCTTTGAAGTTGAGTATTCTAATCTTTCATGACACAAATCAGCAATATCATTTAGAAGTTCATTAACTGGTTTATCACCCAACATGGTTTCTACTGTTGTCTCTATTTTTACTTTTACTTGTTTCATTTCTTGTCTTTTTATGATATTCAACAATCGTCTTATTCAATGCTTCTATAAGGCGATATGTCAGAATTGCCGGCATTTCGTTTGTGTTCATTTTCTTGATACACACCAGCCCATTCCGATATTCAAGAATAGTATCAAGTTCTATTATTACGCTTTCTTCACTCATAGCTTTTCTCCTTCTTTTTCTTTCTCATAAACCTTGCTCCTTTAACAAAGCCCTCTATGAAATTGTCAGAACAGATACGCATCAGTTCAAGATTGCATCTGCCATTCCCCAAGGGGCATTTTTACATCGCTGGCTTCGTCCATTGGCCAGCTTTGCTTTCTGTATTATTGATACCATACATTAATTCTCATCTTACTTTATTACACACCGGCAATTATCTTAACTTCCTTCAGTGTTTTCCCTTCTTTTAACAGCTTTAATAGTTTATTGCGCCCCAAGACCTTGTATACAGGTATCCAGTCAGCATGTACAAGGTCTGCAGGCTCTCCTGGAGGAATAGCCATGTTATTATCTCCAACATAATATTTTGAACTTGGATTAGACAATTCAAAAATTGTAATTCCAGATTTATTGCAAAGCATATACATATTACCATTTATCTTGACTTGTCCATAATGTCGTGCTATGGATAGATGTGAATTCATCCATACGGATTCTTCTATTACAATAGGTTGTTTGCTCATTATACAGCTTGTCTTATCAGGTTAATATTTTTGTTTACCAACTCAATGATTTCATCGTGCATCGGTGTATTGCTGTTACATACGCCACGGCTCTGCACGACTTTAAAGGTTTTAAGGTTCAGCTCAATTGTTTCGATGCGGTTTCCAGCTTTGTCCTTTGCAGACAGAATCAGGCTTTCTTTTTTCTTGTAATAGCCACATGCATATACACAGTGGTGCATAGCCTCTCCTTCCTCGACCATTTCCGCAACGGACCGTATGACAGTTATAACGATGTCTTCGTTGCCGAAGCATATACCGAAGAAACGGCCTTTTTCCTGTGCGTAGGTCTTTTCCCATCCCAAGGCTTCTCTCATTCTGTCAATCTCCCTTTGTCTGGCTTCCTCGCGGTTCATTCTTTTTAGAAGCTTGTCATGTTCCTTCTTCAGATTGGCCGGACATACATATTTCGCATTGTGCGTGTCCATATTGAAATGCAGTAGCATTTGTATGTAGTCAATCCACATCGAAGCATCTTTCACCCTGTAGGCGTTTCTGTTGCAGATGTTTATTGAAGGTTTCACGTCCTGTGGTATGCCTCTTATGCTCTTCGCATAAAGCAGATTATACTGTTTTGTCTTGATAAGCATTTCGGCTTCGTTGTCTGTCAGCAACATGGCGGCAAGTCTGTTTACTGATATCCCTTTGCTGCGGAATGTAAAACCGTTTCTCTTTAACTTTGGGATAAGTCCTCGGACCGGATAAATAAATTCAGAGCAGATATCATATTTGTCGGGACTATATGAGTATCTCCCGTTTACTTTGTCCTTTATGCTCATGGGCTTGCAGAAGTCCCAGGCATCATACACCCAAGCCATAGGCCTACATGGTCTTGCCATGATATATTCCTTCCCATCCTCTGATATCCAGTTCTGTACCGCTTCGTTTATGCTGAAGTATGGTTCATACCCTTTGGATATGTTTCCAGACATCTTGTACATCTGTCTTTCGATTATAAAGTGACGAAAGACCTGAAATCCCCTGTATGTTGTCGCTATCGTGAAGTACCAACGCTCGATAGATTTGCGTTTCCGGCTATTTTTAAGCTTTAAATGTGTTCCACAATGCGGACATATAGTTTCGTCTCCTACGAGGTCTATACCGAGTGGAGAAACTGTTTTTTCGTGAACCATTCCACAGTTCATGCACCATACTTCGCCCTTGTTGTAGTAACCGATTTTCTCAAAACAGGTATCTTTAGCCCATTGTTTCTGTTTTTCAGTAATGGTCGGCAGCTTTGCACTAAGTTCGGCCACCAACCGTTCTGTTTTGTTACGTGGTTTCATAATCTTAAAAGTCGAATAGTGATTGCTCTGCGTGTTTACTTCTTTCTCTCTCAGCCTTTCTGCGTTCTGCAAGTTTCTTTGCCTTTTCTTCATCAGCTTCACGCATACGGTAGATGCACTGTTGCTGGTATGCCTTGACAGCCTGCTCGTGGGCTTTTGCTTTGTCTTCTTCCGAAAGTTCCACTGCTGATGCTGAAGTGTTCACATGTGTTCCTTTGGGCAGCTTGTTTATCATTATGTCATCTTCGTCGTAGTAGTGGACTGCCAGCCCGAATACTTCAGCGTCAGTCATGTAAACAGCATTACCATGCTTATGTGCTTCTCCAATGACATAATCGAAGCATTCGTCTATATTTTTGTTAGCTTTCGCATAACTCTGTGCAAATTGTTCGTCATTTTTAGCCCGTTCGTCCAGATAAGCCTTAATGGCATCTTTGACATGATTTTGTTCTTTGCTCATATTTTGGTATTAGTGATTTTGACTAAGTTTGAGGAAATTTTCTCAAAATTTCCCCTAATTACCGCAATTTTCTTCATTGCTTATTGCTTTTATGGTTTAACTCGTCCGCCTTATCACGTGCGTATATCCATGTGTTAGTGTCGCTCATAACATTAAGAACTGCCTTCAGACCTGTTTCAACAGACTTATCCTCCGCAATATTCACATTGTCCGTCAGTTTATCCTCAACAAGTATGCGTGCTATATTACGCAAACAATACTCAAGTGCAGAACAGGACATAGACGAGAGGCATGAAGATACAGTCTGTCTGCCTTTACCTTTCATAACAATTGTAAAGTTTGTAAACTTTGCGGAACGTCTCTTTACATATTCAACGGCCTCGCTGGCAAGCGACTGAGCAACAAGGATGGCTGCGCATACGTTTATATCCGGAACGTCGTATCGTCCTAAAGCATTTGCCAAGGCGATGCGTAACTTCTCTGTATAAGGCTGCACTTTTTCGTAGGCTGCATTGCCAAAGTCTGCCACCCACGCCTTGTCGCAATCGTGAGCCAATAACTCACCGATTGCAAGGGTTAGCTTCCGTATCTCGCCCATACTCGCTTTTGTACCAGTCATGCGATTAATATATTTTCTTATCTGTCTGTCATCGTATAACTCCGGCAAACGCTCTTGCATCATATCCATTGCGTCAGTGGCGTGTATTATTGCTATATAGGCCAACGCAGCAGAGCCGAATACAGAGCCTGTATATTCGTCTCGTGAACGCTCCACCGAAGGCAGTGCGCCACGCATAAGATATGCGTTTGGTTTGATTGTGTCATTCATTTGTTCCTGATTTGTATATATCCAAGTTTTTCAACTTCCTGTAATTCCTTATATTGAACTTCGTTAATTTCGACGGCATTTTCACCATTTACTGTCATTCCCTGGCAAATATTATAGCGCTTCCGGATACGATCAATAATATGGGTATCTTTGGTTTTCCAGTAGATAGTCGTCTTCATACTCTTTGCCCCCATTTTAAAGCTTCAAGTAGCATATAATACAGCTGTTTCTTTTCTTCTATCGTGCAGAAATCAAAGCTGTCTACATACTCTAAGGCATTAAACTTTATCATTTTCATATCTGTAATTCTTGTTTATTTTCTAAGGCTAGCACCACTGAAAAGAATGGTTTTTGTTATCGCTCTCAGTCTGTCAATGGTTCTTTCTCCGTATTTCTCTTTCAGTTCATCTATTGTGAGGTTTGTAGTGAGAATAAGAAGCTTTCCTTTCTTTTCGGCCTCGTCAGCCAGTTCAGCGAAGGCCAGTCTTTTCTCGCCGTATTTGATACTTAGATTTTCTGTTCCGATATCATCAACATAGATGATATGCTTCTTTTTTACTTCGTCAAGATTGGCGTTCATCTGCTGTGCATCGTAGCAGCTTACCACTTTACGGCAGTAATGATTAAGTAGCAATGGTATAATCTTACCACAAATAAGCGTTTTTCCCCTTCCACAGTTGCCGAAACACAGAAGTCCGCGGCCATTGTTGCCTGTCAACCAGTTTACGACTTCATTATATTCAGGGAGCCATTGGCTCTTATCTTGGGTGAAATATTTGATACCGGACCAAAGTATTCTTTTCGCTTCAGGAATGTGAATGTTCACGGTATTAGGTACAGGGGAGAAACCGGTATCTTTGAGCCTGTCTATTGTTTGTTGAAAATTAATATGTTCCATATTACCAGCCTTTAGTGTATTTTTCAGGTGAGTTGTCTTTGAGTACAACACCTATGTTTGCTTTTGAAGAGACTTTTTTCTTCGCTTGTGAGATTATTTCGTTGAATTTTGAATTAATATTAGACACACTGAAATTCTCAAACAGCCAACCATCATTGATTGATGATAGCAGATACTGAAGTGCGTATAATATTGAGTCGTCTGATACATCCATCTGTTTTTGCTTTCTTTGAAATCTCAACTTTTGAAGCAATTGCGTCATATTACCAGCATCTTTAGGTGTCCAATAGTAATCATTTCCGTACACTTTCTTAAAGTGTGATTCAAAAAGAAGACGAGCCTTAGAATTAATTTCCTTAGGCTCGCCTCTTTCTCTTTTACCTCCCCCTTTTAAAGGGGGTGAGGGGGATATATAATTATTTCTTTTTACTTTACTTTGTGTACTACTGTCGTCAGAAACCGAGTTATTGTATACAGAAACCTCGTTTTTGTTGTCAGAAACTAAATAATCCACCACATATTCAATTTCCTCACGTCTTTTAACTGCGCTTTTGAATCGGTTTTGAATACCGTTTGAAGTTAGGATTTGGTATTTGTCAAACAACTCCTTATTAAAGAATCCTACTTGTATCGCTTTCTTTACCACTTCTTCTACAGCACCCTCGGTAGTACCAACTGTGTCAGCCACTACAAAAGATAAGTTCTCGTCCCACTCAATATAATACCCTTTATCTTTGTAGATATTACATAGCAGGCAGATTAGTATTGAAGTCGAAGCTGGACCACATGCTCTCGATATTTTTCGAATCTTTATGTCTGAAAAATAATCCGTGTCAAATGAAAAGTATTCAAGACCTTGTTTCTTTGGTCTTGCCATAATTAAAAAGGATTATCTTTGTTTTTTGTTTTTCTTTGATTTGTGATATTGTTTAGATAAGGCTTTTTCAAAGTTTTCCTTCTTTCATATAATAATTTAATATCATTTTCTCGCCCCATTGCACTATCCTCACCAACTAAGTTATATATACAATCATCATGGCCTAAATATAAACTAATATCAATCGAATTAAGAGCAGATATAATTTCTCGCATTGTAACTCCTCTGGATTTGATTGATTCAATTTCATTTATAACGTCATCCATTGATGAATGTTCTTCTTTATGACAATTCTCACATAAAGTAATGAGTTCCCAATCCTCATATTCCCATATTTTCTTATCTTTATGATAAGTGAGGTGATGTACATTCAACATTGATTCCGTATCTCCACATAGTTGACAAGTGAAATTGTCTTTTTGCATAATCTCTAAACGTCTTTTCTGCCATTTAGGTGATTTAATTTGTTCTTTATAATCCATATGCATTAAATTCTGTTTCTGCAAATATATGTAATTTTTAGAATCTTACGTTGGTCAGCTGTCTATTGTTGGAGAATACGGCCCATTTACCATTGCCTCCGTTTACAAGGCGTAAATCCTTGACTTCACCGAAGCGTTTGATGTTGCCACAGAGATCAACAATCCATCCGGCTTCCTTGGTAGGGTGGGGGCGGATGGCGCGGCCCACTATCTGATACCAGAGAGCCAGAGACATCGTTGGACGGGCCATAACGATGGTGTCAAGTTCAGGATAGTCGAATCCTGTTGTAAGTACGCCGACATTGGCGACGACGGGTATCTCTCCGGCCTTAAATTCTTCAAGGATGCGCTCGCGTTCTTTCTTTGGCGTGTCTCCAGAAACGATAGCAGTGCCAGGTATAGACTGCGTAAGTCTTTGCGCCTCTTTTAAGAATCTAGTGAAAACGAGTATGCCTTTACGCTTGCCGCCAACTTTCGGATTCATAAGCCTACGGACGATGCTTACCAAAAATCCATAGAAGTCAATACGCTCATATTCTTTTACTACTGATTTGTCCGTATAGTCGGCACCTGTCGTATTTACTTTTAGGTTAAGCTCATTCCAGCCCAAAGGGTTCATGGCGTAATAGTTAAGCTTTGAAAGGTAGCCCATATCCAATAGGGTGGAGATTTGCACCTGATAGATGACTTCGGAGAATACACATGGGCGTGTTCGTGTGATGAACTTCAGCATCGATCCGAAGTCACGGCTTGACGATAAGCGGTATGGTGTTGCTGTCAGTCCAAGGACCTTACACTGCAGCATGGTAAGAAAATCTTTGTACATACCTTCTTTTGGATTGACAAGGTGGCACTCGTCTATGATAATGTTCCTGAAATGTTGGAACAGTTCAGGATGATTTTTAACGCTGCCAATGGTGGCGAACGTTATCCTTGAAATATCCTTACGTCCAAATGACGCAGAGTATACAGAGCAGTCAAGGATACCATAAGAACAAAGTTTCAGATAGTTCTGCTCGACGATTTCACGTGACGGACAAAAAATTAGCACATAGTCGTTTAATCTATGTGCTATATCCGCAATTACGATTGATTTACCCGCCCCTGTTGGCAGTACCATAACACCGTTACTTTTCTTACTCTTGTCTTTGAAAAAGGCTACCGCTTTATCAGAGGCAGCCTTTTGATAATCCCTAAGTATTATTGCCATAATAATCAACTTTATAATAGCATTTACAACCACGTGTTGTTTTTTGCTTACCTTTACAGCAAGCTGCAATTAACGAATGATTGAAACCGTCAATTTCCGCATCTTTAGCAGAACCGTATTCTTTTATCATTCCATTAGGATATACTATCACTATTGGCTTCTTGCAATTCTCATGCAGTGATTTAATATGTTCCCTACATTTGTTGCTTGCTTTATTAGAGTGAGAGATGTTTTTTCGAGCCAAATCAAAGTTCAGATTCTCTTTTAAAGAACACCATCGTAGGTTCACAGCCCTGTTGTCTGTCCTTATTCCGTTGATATGGTCAACGCATGACAATCCATATTCGTTTGGAATATGTGCCAGCGCAACCATCCGATGTACACTCAACTGTTTTTTGATATTGTTCTTGCAAACGCAAACTTGATAGTAACCAGCATTTGAAATTCGAGATTTTAATATTCTTTCCTTGCAATAAGTTTTTGACCCTTTCTTGCCTTTTCTGAATCTCTCCATGCTTTTAACACGTCCTAAATTGGAGATTTGATATAGTCCTTCATACCCGACTACATCTTTCCAAACTTCATAACTCATAAGCCCTTTTCCTTTTTTAGTTTGTCTCCCAAAGCCTTGTAATACTTGGTGAGTTCGATTAATTCAAAATCTGTCCATTTCCTTGTTTGTTTTGCTTTCCATGCAAGTTTGGCAAATCTCATCTGCCCGATTTTATATTTAAGGTTCTTCTCATATAGTATCAGATGGTCTGCACTGAAACGGTTGCACGCCCTGCATTCTGCGTGGGCATTGTCTTCATCAAAACGCGTTGCCATGTGGCGTCGCGAATAAAAATGTCCGCAATCGGCTTGTTTGTATGGTTTTATTTGGCCACACGATATACAGCGAAAATACCCGTTCGGCATACAATCGCGAAGCCGGACATAGCGGCTGAAAACTTTGTCGAGTTTGGCCACTAAATCCGGCTTCTTCTTTACTTTGATACCTGCCTTGTCAAATAATGGCAAGGGTTTTTCTTTATTCTTTTTAGGTTTCTTGATGTAGTACGGCATTATTTAAATCCCCATTCTTTTATATAATTAATATTATCAGGAAAACCCTGTATTGGTTCAGGACTGAGGAATATCTTTTCGCTTTTCAATGGTGTGCCTCCCCATACTGTTACAGAGCATTCTTCATATTCTTCTTTAGAAACCTCACTTACATTAAAATGGGGTTGAAAACCATATCCCATTACGCTTTCCCCTAAGTAAGTACCAAACTTCTTTAAAGCCCATTGAAATGCGATTTCTTTACTGAATATTCCATTTTTAGAAAATACAGCCACATATATTTTATGCTGGAAATTTCCTGTTTCTGTCAAATCAGGATGGCATCTGATACAGAAATACTTAATACGTGAAAGTATTCTTTCAACAAAAGTCTCATGTTTTTCGCAATCTTCTTTCGTCAAGAACTCTTTTCCATCATTAGCGATGTAAACAGTCTTAGTTATTTTTTTCGTTTCCATATTCTTTATTTTGAGATTATTTGTGGACGCAGCGGGAATCGAACCCGCCCAACCATCATGGTTTTACTTGCCTCATATATTAGCTAATTCAATGAAGCAAGTTCATGGAGATATTGCGCAATTACTCCACTCTAAAGCACGTCCTGTGCTTGCGCCCGTATGCCCGTCTTTCCGGGCTGTCAATTATACTTCGATGATTACGATATCAGGGGCTACACCTTTGATCGCTTCAATCTGTTCGTCAATCACCTTGTTCTTGTATTCTTCAATAGTCTCATTTGCACCTGCAGAGACCAAGGACAGAGAAACTTCTCGGCCATCAACATCTGCATAAATCTCAACTTCTATTTCTTCACAGGCAAAGCCCTTGAAAAGAGGAATATTGAGCTTGAACGATTTAGGAAGATTGGAATCTACGACCTGTGAATAATTGTCTGTCTTGCTTCCATTTTCTTCCTTGCTGCGCTCTATATCCTGATTAACCTTTGCCTTGAAGTTCTTCAAAGTGGACACAAGCATCATGTTCTCAGACTTATCTTTGAAAAAGGCACGATGCATCTTAAAAAACTGAGACAGCTTGATCGGTTCCCATTTCTTCTCGGTGTTGATGCCGAACTCCTGCATTTCTTTTGATGTTATCAGAAAGCCACAGACTTCAGTTTGATAGTAGTTGGTCTCATCAATGGTCAAAGCCAATCCCATCTTATCACGATTGACAATGATATTTGATGCTTTCTGATTAATTAGTCCAATGCGCTTTTCCAGCCATTTGAATGGTGCTTCAATGGTTCCGGCAATTGAAACTTTTTTAGGCTCTTTAGGATCAAGCGGTTTTGCAGCTTGTCCTTCTCTTAATACTACTTCGATAGGCGTACCATTATAGTCTTTCGGTACAATCAAATTGATTTTGTTCTCACTCATAATTAATTGTCTGTTCCTGTTTTACGGTTAATACTAAATACTGTTTTCTGCATTTCTTGTGGCATGATAGGGCGGCTATAAACCAATTCGCCCAGTCTGTTATAGAAGCCTGCCATTTTTTCGTCATGATAGAGAATCTTGGCGCATTCTTCATTGTCAACGAACTCAGTACCCCTTTTGATGTGGTCTAAAAGTTCTTGTTTTTCTTCGTTTAATGGTTTTAGGCGTTCTTTGAACTCTTGCATGGCTTCCTTTTTCTCTACTTCAATATCATTGATGGAGATAGAGACTTCTGCAAGCACTTCTTTCTTTTGTGCAAGTTCATCTGGCGTGAATCGATGTGTATATCCGATTTTCTCTATCGCGTCTGCATTATCTTGAAGAAACTGCCATCGTTCCTTCTCTGGAATGTCTTGTCCTAAAAATTTGTCCATAATCAAATAAACTCTTTATTGCGTTCAATTTCTTGTTGTGCAAAAATTAGCATCTGTTGTTCGTTGGCAGCAGGCAAGTATATTCCTGCGACGGATGAACTCCAGTTACGGAAGCGGTCAATGCTTAAAGTCATTTCGCTTGTGGTAAGCTCTGCTGAACTTCTCAGATAAGTTACCTCTTTGCCTTTTTTATTGACCGTCTTTCTCTCAAACAAATCACGGTTGCAAGTCCTTTTATAGAAGTCAATTTTGGCTTCGTCAAGGCTGCAACCGTACTCACTACCGAAATACCCTAAAAGAAGGTGCAGATAGCTGTTTTGTGCTAAAGTCCGGTTAGGATGTTTCTTTCTTAGTTCAACTACGGCACGCTCTTTGAACAGCTTATTTACATACGCCTTGAATTTGGGTACATCATATTCATTTTTTAAATTAAAAATACTCATGTCTAGAATGGTAAGTCATCTTTTGGGTTGCCGTTTGCATCCACTTCTGGAGGAAACTGTGGTGACATCGATGTTTGTTGGCTTATTGGTTGCTGCTGTGTCTGTGAAGCTGGCTGGATTGCCGGTTGGTGTGCCTGCCGCCTTGCTTCAAGTTTGTAGCATCTAATTGAAGTCATACGTCTAAGCTCGCCATCTTGGTTAGTCCAGGATCTACCTTGTAAAGCAAAAGAAACTGTTATAATATCGCCAATCTTGAACTGGTCCAATTCTGCGCATTTGTCACCTGAAACCTCTAGTGGCAGGATGTTTTCATACTCGCTGCGCTCGCCTGTATATGGATCATAGGTCGTTGCATCCAGCAGGAACTCACGCTTAAGAAATGGGCTGCCGCCGTTTTTGGAAGGTATCTGGATAATCTGGCTTATTCCAATTATACGCCCTGTAATCTGGTTACTCATCTTCAGCAAAAATTTTCTTGTCTGTTATCAAATCTCTGTTATCGTTCAAGAACCTGATAAACTCCTCGCAATGATCAGTAATAATAGGTATGTCACGTTCTGGTACAAATGTGTAGCTTTCTGTATAAGTGGATTTGAAGTCTGTGATGTTATACTCAAACGACCTGACATCATTACCATTCTGCATAAGACAGTACGGATAAATCATGTGCTGCCAGTGATCCTTGAACTTACCGACATAGTAACTGCCTGTTGTCTTTATATCGTGGACTGACATCGGTAAAAGTTCGTCTATGTAACCATATAGAAGTACATTACCAAAACACGTTGGCAAAATTGCCTCTACTCGTTGCTGAGTTAATGCGCCTTTATAATAGTCTGCGAACTCACGGCATAGAGAAATTGGAAAATCAAATTGACGGTTCTTATAGGTGGCTCTTAGTCCGATTATGGCCTGTCTGCCATCCTGCATGTCTGATAGTAGTCTTTCTACCTGAACCTTTTCTGATTTCCGATTTTCAATCATGCAGTCGACCACCTCATTGAAAGCCGTCCCCTTATCAGCTGCTTCGCTGTCGAACGGGACACGGTTTATCGTATCTATCAGGCGTTGGAACTGTAGATCTTTAAATTCGTCTGGGGTATGTGGGGGATTCTCACTGAATCCCCAATATTTGCCCCATACCACATCGCTTTTCAGATATCCGGTAAAGGTATCGAGAAGCGTTGCATAGAATTTGAATTTAGGCTGCTTTGTCTGCATAGGTCTTAGTTTCTTTATCGAATATAAGCCCAAGGGCATTTACCTTTGCAGAGAAAAGACGTCTTGCCATACTTAGAGAACTTCCTACATGTTCGAAGTTGTTTATCCTCGAAGCAAAGTCGTTGGCAGACTGTGCGTCCGTTATCATTTCTATATTATCTTTTATCTCTTCAATGACTTTGTCGTAGCGTGCACGCTCTTCTTTTTTAACCTGCAGCATGTTGAGATAAGGCATGATGACTTTTGTGCTTATAAAATCATTCTTTGCAGTCGGGTTGCCGTTTTTGTCTAGAATGCTTGGCACAAACATTACGCCCGGCAGGTTACAGGTGTTCTTGCCGTCGTTGCGTGATGTCGGATCGAACGTGACAGTACGTTTTTGTACACCGTTCTCGTTGTGCATCTCAAGATATCCGAGCAAGTCAAGTTCTGTAACGATTGAGTTGTATGATTTTTCACGCAAGGCAGGGATAAATACAGTGTCGTCTCCATCTTTTCTCGTGTCTCTGTGAGCTACAAATACCACGTTTTTGTTGAGCGACGAAAGCGTGCGTGTCATCCAAGAAAATTCGGCGTTGATGCCACCCCAGTCCCTGATTTGTGGCTGGCGTGTACCGCATTTATAGGTGATGATAAAATCCATCATCTTGCCGATTGTATCTACCACGATAGTCTGGTATGTAGATAAGTCTTCTTGCAATACCTGCTGGACATCCTGCCATGAACTGACCTGAACGATGTCAATACCATCCAAGTGAGCCATATTTACACGCTTCACACCATTGTCAAAGTCGAGTAGCAATGGTTTTGGTGCGCTTAATGCTACTGTCGTTTTTCCCATACCAGCTTGACCGTATATCATCATTTTTACTGTTGATGGGATTACTAATTCGTTTGATTTCTTAATAAGTGACATAATCCAAAAAATTAAATTGTTAATAGTATTTCTTTTGTTTCTTGTTCAATTCTGGTCTGGTCTATATATGGCATCTTGCCATTGTCATCAAGAGTGCATAATTCGACATCAATTATACGGCAATCAGAATTAGTCGGGATAAATCCGCCTGTACCGTTATAATAGTCGTCCTCTGTGTACCCGTCGACAGTCACATCAACTGTCAATATCAGCGTCTCGTCTTTCTTTTCGACTGACACTGCTGATATTCCGGCATTAGCGCAATCGGCACATTTGCGTGCCAAATCTGCGTAGTCGCGTTCGTAAAGTTTCATAATAAAATCTTATACCATATTTTATACAAGCTCTTGCCGTATTCGGCTGAGAACCATAGAAAAGCTACTGCTAAGGCAGTGGCATCGCCTGTATGGCAGGCATAAATAAATGCTATAATGTTTACAGCTAAAACCATCTTTTTCATATATTGATTATTTTTGATTATTCTACAATATCCTGCCGCGTCATCACGACGTAGCAGGCTAAGAAAAATATTCAGTTCTCAAGTAATTCTTAATAACTGACTGTTATGTATTTCATCTTGTCGTGGCCGAGAGAGGACTCGAACCTCTAACCTCGCGGATCATTCCGCGGCTCTATACTTTGAGCTACCCGGCCTTTGCATGAACTTCACAGTGGATGCAGTCAAGAAAAATGATAAAAACTAGAAACTTATAAAATTGGTACCCTGTGCCCGGTTCTACCGCAGTCTCAATGGACAGCACAAGGTTATTGTAAAAGATAAAGCATCAGCCGAAATGGTCGCCCAAACCATGCCCTTTATAACCTTTTCCTTTAGGATGGACATATTGCGTAGCATTTAGCTAAATCTTAGATCTTCAGAAATTCACGGCATTATTGCCGTAAACACATAACTGGTAAACTCATTAGTTACATGACACTTATTTTTTCATGCATGTCCAGTCATGATTTTAATTTTTGCGCTTTGTTACCGATTATATTTTTAGCCCTACTTGCGTCCTCGCATACGGCTATAGATTGTTAGTCTTGCCGTCTGCTTCGCTTTCGTATTTTTCAACATGTCAAAGAACGCCTGTCACGTGTGGTGTCGCCGCTCTCGCTGCGTGATGCGAGCCTTCAGCTCTCCCGGCACCTTCAATGCTAGCAGTTGTCCATCCACTCACGAAGCGCGCTTTCTTTGAAAACATGTCGCTTGCCCTGCTTAACATGAGGTATTTCTGTTACCTTCTTATATAGCGTGTTCAGCGGCATGCCGAGCAGCTTTGCGGCTTCTTTGGCGTTCAGATACCGCTCAGGTGTAATCATTTGCGGCTTGAATCCGTTCTTTTCAAATAACTTGAACAGTTCTTCAGCTATCATGCGCGCTTCAGTTCTCGTCATATCACATACAAATTGAAATTAAATTGGCTTTCTTAAAGCATCTGTATTCTTGTCTTTCAGTGTCGAAGTAAACCTGAACGGTGTCGTTTCTCTTTCTGTTGTCACCGCTTGTGGCTGGTATCAGGTTTTCTTTCAGAGTGCCGTATGCCTCACGTATAGAACCGTCAACTTTCTGAAAGTAGAACTTCACGATTCTCTGTTTCATTGCTGCCTTCAGCTTCATGTTGGCCCAGGCCACCTTTAATGCTTCACTCATTGTAAAGCCATTTCGCTTTACGAACTGCCATGCAAGGCTCATAATATCGTGTAATACATTTCTTTTCATAATCGTGCTTTTTGATTAATTCTTAATAATCTAAATCTCACTTACATAGCCCTTTTCATAAGCTGTCTTGCGTATGCGTTCAGCGAGATCTGTGTCTGTTATGTATGCCAGAGCCAGCATCACTGTGTTAGGTGCGCATTGACAGTCAGCTATTAGCTTCTTCATGCACCCTCTGCGTAGTTTTATTTTTTCTTTCTGTGCCATTGTATTTATTATTTTATTTATGTATATTTGCAAATAAATATCAGTGTTTCTTTAATTCTGATGCAAATATAACCAATATCACTAATATATCAATGATATTAAATAAAAATATTACTGATATTAATTTTGTTTAACATTTTGGCTAATAATATTATTAGATATGTACGATTTAAAAGGATTTAGACAAGCATTCGGCCTAACGCAAAAGAATATTGCTGATATTCTTGAATGTGGGCAAGCGAATATATCAGGAATGGAAAAATCTATGAGAGATTTAGAGCCGGAGCAGTATAGGAAATTATGTGCACGTTTCGATGTCGCCTCTGTGGATAAATTTAAAGTGTCAGATTTAGCTTTAGGCTCAAATAACAGGGGGACAACACCATTAATAAGCTACACGAAAGGCGTACCATATTATAATGTTGATTTTATAGGTGGATTCGACATTGTACTTAATGACCAGACAATCAGTCCTGAATATTTGATTGACTTCAGAAAATACAACGAAGCTACATGTTGGTGTAATGTTACTGGGCATTCCATGGAACCAGAAATTACACATGGGGATATTATAGCATTGAAAAAAATTGAAGACAAGTCTTTTCTTCCATTGGGAGAAGTGTATGCGATAGTAACAACCAATGGAATGAGGACAATTAAAAGACTTGGTCCATCAAGTGATCCGAAATGTTATACATTAGTTCCTACGAATAAATCTCCAGAATATGGCATTCAGGAACTTCCTAAAGATATGATAGAACATATTTTCCAAGTCCTTGGATGTATGAAAAGGCTTTAACTGAAGGTGGTAAATTATGAAAGGTAAATATTTACTGTTATTGTTTTTGGTTGTTTTGGTCTCGAGCTGCGGAAATAATAAACCTACGCCGGAACAGAAAGAGCTTTCTGAAAGATACATCAAAAAGTTGGTGGATGCTAAAGTTAATATATATGGTGGTGAGTTGACGGATGCTAATTTTCTTGTTCTTGCGGTAGATGCTTATCCAGGAGCTAACTTTGACAAATATGCAGAAAGCTACCTTGAGGATGCCTTACGGGCCGGGCTTGACATAAAAGGAGTGAATATTGTTGATGTAAAGGATTGCCAAATCGGTGACGGATGGGTGACTGGTAAACGCATAGGAAGAGCTTATAATTAACAGTTATATTAGCTATGTTCTGCTTATGTTCTACCACAAAATTCATATTGAGCATATATTACTGAACAACAAGATACACAAACAAATAAGAAAACTTTTTATCGTAGAGAATATATTGGCCATTAGAACGCAATTGTAAGTATAAATAAACAGTGGATTATGTTAAATTTTATTTCTTTCATTATAGTTGTAGTATCTGTCCTGCAGATTGTGTTATTCTTCAAAATCTGGAAAATGACAAATGATGTTAGGAAAATTAAGAAAAAAATTGATGCTGATCTTGAAATCGACAGAACTGACAAAATACGTATTGCATTATTGAAGGGTGATAAACAAAAAGCTATTGAATTGCTTACGGATAAACTGGCGACAGAGTTGGTTAGGAAAAGCAATGAGGAATATATGACGCCTGATGAGATAAGTGCTTTAAAGGAAAAGTATGCTAAAGAATTCCTTAAATTAGGCGTTAATGAATTGCCGATAAAAGATGTAAAAGAGCAAAGTGACATTTATAGTCTTATGAAGAGATTGTAGTCATGAAATTCAACTATTATCAGCATATATTCTACCAGTGTTCTACCATAAATTTATTGTTGTCTGTATTATATTGATAGACAGTGGAATACAAAATAAATACAAGTTCCAACGGAATCACGGAAAAGGAGCATCATGTGATGCTCCTTTTTCTTTTTATCATAGATGTTCTTATTTGCGTTTATATTGATTGATGATACAACTTACTGACTGCATCATTTCTTTCTTATAAGTCTTGGCATTATTTTTTGCCATGAAATGTAGGCTCACCCGATAAATAGTGGGGAAAGAAAATATTACGCATAAATTTTAGTCAGC